TTACAGCTTTTCAGCAAGAGGGGAACCCTTGAATATATCTACGAGGACATCCCATTCCCGCTGATATGACATGATGGGTTCTCCTGCGTATTTGCCAACTTCTGGAATAAACCCGAATTCAGGGCGATTGGGGCGCATGTCAGGAAGTCTCTTTTCGGCGGGTTACATCTGATTCAGCTGATGGAGAAAGTTGCGCATCTTCTTTTCATAGGTTTTCCGCTTCATTGGTTGTTACCTCTCTTTTGCAGTCTTTATTCTGCTTCGCTGTTTAGGTACCCAAACCAGCAGCTTTCGCAGCCGGTGAACTCCTTGCACCCATCATCGTACCTGTCATTCCATGGCGGGCATCTGAAATTCTTTTCAAAGACTTTTACCATGTTCTTTTTGGTGTCTTCCGTGGATTCGCTGAACTTCATTCCTTTTGTCAATTCTTGAAAAACCGTCATAATGTATCGTTTCTTTCATCTGATTGGCGGGTTGCAGCCGCCGTTTCATTCGATGATTTTATTATATAGTATATGCTTGCTATATACAATAGGCAAAGCTGCTAAAGATTCGGGAGAAAATGACAAGCGATGTTGTGCAAAATGTATATAGCAAGCATATACACGCAAGAAAACGCCCACAGGATGCCCTGCAGGCGCGATGCAAAGAGAATTATTGATTATCCACGATCAGCATTGTAATGCCGGAATCATCGTAGACATCGTGAATGATACGCTGAACCTTGTCCCAGTCACCGCCAGCAATGCCACATCCGATGCGGGCCGGGACGCCCACAATGTCATAATCATTGAATACGGCATAGACCCTCAGCAGGTCGAGCGCCTGCCGCAGATAGTTGTAGGCGGTCAAATCAAACGACCCATCAACCGGGGCGGGGAACTGCGTAAACAGATTACAGATTTTCAGCTCCTCGCGCTTTGTGTCCAAAATCTGGATGCTACCCATCCACTCCGTTACGGGGAGCTTTGCGTTGTGGCGGCATTTCTCCACATAGGCGTTCTGAGATTCCGGGGTCAGCAACGGCCAGATTGCCGCCGCAATACCACCGCCCATCACTCCGAATGCATTCACTTGATGCGCTACAAGTGTAGCCTTGCAATTTAGTACGTCGCCTTTGATGTATTTAACCATTTCAGTTGTCCTCCTCGTCATCATCGACCATTTCTACATGATCGATATAAAATTCTTCATCTGGGCCAGCGCAGGACGGGTCATCGGTGTACGCATCCTTTGCTGCCTGCTCATTCTCGGCCCATACGGTGGCCTTGCCATGGTATTCAATGCTGTAATAGGGCATCAGCCATCCTCCTTGCTATATTTATAGTCCCAAAAGCGCCTATCACTGTCAACAAAAAAGTCATCGACTTCCCACCGAGCATCGCAGGCTCGGTAGTTCTCACAGGCGGCAATGCTTGCATCCATAGGGCCACTCTTGCCGCGCCTACTCCGATTGCCGATTGTCCCATCTTGCCGCATTACATAGTCAAGCGAACACTGATATAGGACACTGACAACAATGCGACCACCGCAAAGCGGACAACACTTGATAGCTTTCCCGGTTTTCACTGTGCGGCCTCCTCAATGGCCTTGATGGCCTGCTTTGCTGCGTATCTGCCGTTGGCGGTATTCTGTCGCTGCCACGCGCCCTGAGACGGTGCCCAGCGGAAACCCCACTGCTTGACAAGATCACGTATCTCGGCGGCGGGCTTATCATCGAAAACCAGTTGCACCCGCTCCGGGGTAATGCGCAGAACACCGCCCGTAAAAGTCTGCTCAGAATCGCCCTGCGCCTGCTGCGCGTCCAGCACGGCGAGGCGGGAGCGCAGGCGGCGGATTTCAGCGCCGTTGTTATCCAGTGCCCATCGCGGATAGGGCGGCTCAGAACGCTCCGTAGACGCGCTCTGAGAGATCGATGCCGTGAGGCGGGCAACTTCCTTATCCGAAAGTCCCGGACAGCCTACGAGCGCCCCGTGCTTGCGCCAGTACGCATTTACAGATTTCATCTTTTCCTGCATGACCTCGCGCTCGGTGAGCTTTGCCTGTATGCGCTCCCGAGCATCGGCATCCATACCGCTGATGCCGCCGTGCCCCACAGCCCGAATCTGGTCAAGGATGCCTCGAATATCCCGCCATTCCCGCATGAGGGTGTCGTCACGGGAGAGTTGCTGCTGCTTCTTACGCACGGGGAAGTTAGACCATCCGGCGACCATGACAGACGGGCAAGATGCCCGGTTGCGGTTTGATGCGTTCATGTTGTCAGCCAAGCGGCGGGCATAGCGGTCAAGCAGGTAATCAATCTTCTCCTGCTGGGCCTCGGTCTTGCCTTTCTTGCACTCCTCTGCCAGTGTAGCCGCTCGATCAATCTCTCGGCGGTATTCGCTGGTCGCTGATCCCTCAGCATAATCGCTGAGGCTGTTTGCCTGTTTGGCGCGGCGAGCCGCGCTTTCGTCGATGGGGTAGTATTTCATGGGAAAAACCTCCTTATAAACTGTGTTAGTTTTTTCTTATCAGTAAAGCATTTTTAGGTAGCACTAAAATGCAATCATCCATGTGTTCAACAATTCCAGTCGCAAGATGGAGACGACCCTCGGACGTTTTCATGTAAAAGTCACTATTCTTACCATATTCAAACATATCACCACAGTGTAAATCCTTATAACGCACCTTTCCGCTGTCATCCTCATCAATTACAGTGTTCGTGTTATTCATCGATCTGCTCCTCCTTATTTTTGTTCTCGGTATAACCGGATGTGCTGATTGCGGTCAGGATGTCGAAATAGGGAATCTCATCACTGCAAATCCAGATGACGCGGGCCAGCTCCGTGATGGGAACACCGCCCTTTGCCATTGTCAGTGCTTTTTCGTACTGGCGGACACTGCCGCAGGTGAACCACTGATATTTGTTGCACAGCTCGTAAATAATGGTTTCGTTGTTAATCATGGTGTTTTCCTCCTTAAACGTCCATAGCGAAGTGATGATATGCCATCCAGCGCCCATTGCGCTTGAACAACTTGTAGGAAACGGTGAACATTTGACCCGTGCAGTCATACTGCGACGGGGTGCAAACACGATAATAAAGGGCGTTAAATTCGGCATCGGCATCCTCTTTTGTCTTAGCGGTCAAAGTGATAAGCTGCCAGCCGCTATCGTAGTCAGCCGTGATGATTTTGACGCATCCATCGGGGCGATGGTAGAATGCCCGCAAATCCCGCTTGATGTCGTCCACATAACTACGGACGGCTTTGCCTTGCGGCAAAGAGCGGAGAGCGTAAAGAACACGCTCATAAGACCTTGCGTCGTCAATGCAGGTGATTTTCATGTCTTACCTCCTCAATCTTCATACGGGCACTCAGGCTCGGCGGCGTTCAGGTCGTGGATGACATCAAACTTGTTATCGACCCAAATCACGATGCCAGCTTTGGCGCTGGGCATCTTGAGGGCCGTGCCCAGATACATATACTTGGTGCCGTATCCGTAGAGGATTTCGGCCTCGGTATAGGTGAGTTCCACGCGGTAGGTGCCGGAGTGTGTGCGGGTCGCTTTCATTTTGATGTCCTCCTGTGCGTTGCCTTGTTTCTTTCGATGATTCTATTATAGTATATGCTTGCTATATACGCAATATGCAGACCTAACAAAGATTCGGGCGAATTTCGGGGCCAGCATTGTGCAATATGTATATAGCAAGCATATATCTATATATGGTATCATATTTTAGATAGGAGGTGTACCCCAAAATGGGCGCAAAATACACAGATGCACAGAAAAACGCATCCATGAAGTATCTCGGTGAAAAGACTGACAGCATCCAGATCAGAACCCCCAAAGGCACAAAAGAGCGCTGGCGGGATGCCGCAGCGGCGGCGGGCACATCCCTAAACCGCTATATCATAGACGCGGTAGAGGAAAAAATTGAAAAACACCCCGAATGAAAAAGCCCATCGGCAGACCGTGAAATCTACCGATGGGCTTTTTGCTATCCTGTGACACTCTCGCGCACGCGCGTATGCGCACCTGCAAACATGGGCGTTATGAAGTTTTAGCGCCTATACTATACCCTATATTATCTTTTTATATTTTAAGTGTCAGAAGTGTCATATATAGATATAATAAGATGATATATCGCTAAAAATCAACGTGACAAACCCACTGACACACAGCAAAACTATGTCAGCGCGTGTCAGTCGAAAATCTGACAGACTGACACTTGCCCCGGAAAGTGTCAGTAAAAGTGTCATGCGACATATTTTGCGATACAACGAAAAAAGCGGACATCCCGCAAATAGGATGCCCGCGCAAGTGTCAGTTGGTATGTCGGTCAGCACTCAGGGCTTTTTCTCGCTCTGGGTACCGAAATAGAACGCCACTACCATCGTGGCGATGGTGAGAAACTTGTCCGGCTCGATACTCCCATTGACGGACAGCACAGCCAGCACCGCGATGATAACCAGCGTGATGATGGTTTTCACCTTGAGCAGCGCTGCAAGGCTTTTCCAAAAATCATGCACCGGGGATGTGTTGGTGGTGGTATCCTTGGTAGAGGTAATTTTTTTGTTGTCCATGATTTATCCTCCTTACTCGGTTTCGATGCGGATGGGCAGCGCCTTGGCCCGTTTATAGAGTTCCGTGCCCGTTCCGTTGCCACCCTGACTGTGGTAGCTGTCGTATAAGTATTTCAGATTGTTCAGATCATCCTCGGTGATGTACCCGCGTTTGATGCACAGGCGGCACATCTGATAGATTCGATCATGCAGCACCGCCAGATTCCCTGTGTGTAGGTCGTTGACCGTTTTGCCCATCGCAGTCAACTGCCCCTCCACGGCATCCAGCCGGGGAGTGATTTGCTGAATCTGTGTTTTAAGGGCGCTGATTTCTGCGTTCTGGGCTTCTTCGGGGGCTTTGTGCTTTTTCCATTTCGCCAGCAGGGTGTCCCATGCTTTATCAATGGCTGTAAATGCCGTAGCTACGGCGACAACAGCTGTCACGACCTGCCACGGGGAAGTGATGACGATGCTCCACGACTGCATCGGATTTACACCTCCACAATGGGGATGCCGTAGGCTACGGCGGCATCGTGTTCAATGTGGCATCCGCGATAATCCTGCCAGCCGGGGGCGAACACCACAAAATCAGCAGTGCCCAGCAGCTTGAGGCTTTCGCCCAGATACCACAGCGGCGTTGCGTCAGCCGGGGCGCCCTCGAAAAAGGATTCGATGACCTCGATTTCCTCATGGGTTTTCATGTACACATCGGCAATCAGCACCCTGCGCTCTTTGATGATTTCCTCGTCAGCCCTGCCGCGCATCGGCTGAGAAATAAACAGTTTTTTCATAGATTTACCCCCCTTGTTATGCCCACGAGCTCTTGTACAGCCCCGCATCCGTCAGGCCGCGGCTCTGGCACAGCAGGTAAATTGCATCCGCATCTCCCTGGCTCACCGGCCCGATGGTAATCACTTGTAGCTTCCTTTCAGGCTTGTCCGCTGCGGGCAGGGCCTTGACCAGATGGTTCAAATCAACCTCCTCGGTGATGCCCGGCACGCCGCCCTTTGCGGTCTGGCTGTACTGGTGGATGTATCGCGGCAGGCTCGTGTCGTAGTTGGCGCGGGCGTCGGCCAGCCAGCCGATGTAGTCCTTGCACAGGCCCTCGTAGTCGATGTTTGCCGTGGCAAACGACGTAAACGTGTAGACGCCCGGCTGGTAGCCCAGCGCCGCCGCACGTACACAGAACGCTCGGGCGCAGGCCGTGCGCTGCGCCTTGGTCAGGTTGTCCGCACGGCCATCGTGGACGCCGGTCTTGGTTGTGTGTCCCCATTCGCTGTCGAAGAACAAGGGATAGCCTGTCGGGGCAAGGCTTGCGCAGAAATCAGCTTCCTCGCAGGCTTCGTCCACCGTGATGGCCTGCGAGAAGAAGTAGAACCCCAGCAGCTTGTTGTTGGCCTTGGCTCCGGCCAGGTTGGCATCGTACTGCTCGTCCTTCATCAGCTTTCCTGTGCCGTAGCCGCGATAGCCGATGCGGACAATAGCGCGGTAGGGAACTTTTGCCCAGTCAATAGCGCCTTGATGGTAGGACACATCAATCAGCACTTCCTCGCCGCTGGGCTGTGCAGCGTCTGCGGGTTTTTCTACTGCGTGCTCACCCGGGCGGTACGTAAACACCTGGCTGCTTGCCGTGGTAAAGTCGCCGTCCAGCCACACCAGCGGATTCGTGCGGCTGCCGTTCAGGATCACTTCAAAGTGCAGATGCGCTCCGAACACATTTCCGGTCGTGCCGCTATAGCCGATGAGGTCACCCTCTTTGACCTGCTGGCCCAGCTTAACGCAATAGCTGCTTAGGTGCGCATACCGGGTCTGCAGGGGCTTTCCTTCGTAGGGCGCGTGCTTGATGCGCACCATTGTGCCATAGCTCTGCATCCCGGTTTTGGTGTGGCCGTCCCAGTCCTGCACCTGATCTACGGTGCCATCCTCGGCAGCGTATACCGGCTGTGTGCTGGTATTGCCGAGCTGCGTGCGCAGGTCGATGGCCCGGTGCAGGCTGCCATCGTTGTAAAACCATCCTTGTGTGATGATGTGCTGGGCCAGAGGCCACGCCAGCAACACCTCACCATTTGAAAGTCTCATATTCTCAGCCCTCCTTTACCTGCGTAGCGGCTACCTTGGCCATCTCCGCATCAAACTCTTGTGTAGCTGTAGCTAATTCCGTTTCCAGCGCGTTGATCTTGTCGCGCCATTCCTCGCGCTGCAGGCGGATAGGCTCATACTCCTCGGCGCTCATAACGCCGTCGGCGTGTTTCAGCGCCTTATAGTCGGTATCGGTCAGCAGGCTTTTAAGGGCGGTGATTTCAGCATTGATGGTGTTGATGCGTTCAAGAGATTTTTCCATTGAATGTGCCTCGCTTTCGATTTTCGTTTTGATTTTATCTTCCACGGCATGATGCCGTAGAGCCTGTAGAACAGCAAATCCGTACAGTGGACAGAACGGCGGGCCTGCTTTTTGATAAGTGACCCGCGCCACGACATATAGGACGTGAGAATCTGTTCCATCGTCATAAACCCTGCCTGCAAAAAGTTGAAAAACTTCTTGATCTTGCGGCGCTCCCGGATGACACTCTCACGGCAAGGCTGCTGTAAAACCTTGCCATTGGGTAACAGGGTGAATTTGGTTTTCAGATAGGTAAATCCACGGCGCAGCTTGACAATCTGCGTCTTTTTGGGATTCGGTACGATGCCCTTTTCAGCGAACAGCCCAAACAGCAGGCGGCGAAACTCAATCAGTAGTTCTTTCGATTTGTTGATGATGTAGGAATCATCCATATAGCGGGCGAACCACTGCTGCCGCCATTGGTCTTTGATGGTGTGGTCGATGCTGTTAGGGTAAGCGATGGCAAAAATTTGGCTATCCTCCGGGCCGATATACAGACCATTTTCTTTTGTCGGCTGGCCGTATTTGATGCGTTCAAGATTCGGCGCGTCAACAAAATTTTTCGCCAGAGCATTGAGCCGCTGATCGAAGATATGGCGGTCAATCACATTGTGCTTGAGATTATCCAGATTGATGTTGTCGAAAAAGGCGCGGTAGTCGATGAGCAGGATGTACCCGTCATTGCCGCCTGTTTCGCGGTAAAACTCATGCAGATGCACAGCGCACCGTTTGACTGCAAAGCTTATGCCCTTGCCCTCAAGGCTTGCGCCGTTATCGTATATCAAGTTGCTGGACAGAATCGGCACCAGAGCATTTGTGCAGGCAGACCGGCGTACAACACGCTCAGAGTAGTGCAGGCTGTGGATAGCCCGCTTTTTGCCACGCTCTACAATCCCAAAATGATAAAACCCTCTGCGGGTGTCGCCACCGCGCATGAGGGTTTTGTGGATTTTGATTGAATTTTTGAAATAACGGGCATTGTATCGGGCAACGCTGGCTTTCCACATAACACCCTTGCGGGCGTTGTAGTTGGCATCGATCAGTGAGGATACATCTGCCACCCGGTCAAAATTATCGTACTGTGCTATTCGTGCGCGGTGTTTTGCCCGCCGCGCCGCCTTGCGGCGTTGATAGCGGGCCTCGTGCCGCTCTTGTGATGTCATCTCGGAATGTACCTCGCAAAGTGTTATTGTAGGGGCGCTGTTGTGTACTTCTTTGCGATAACAGCCATGAAACCCGGTACTCGGCCATCTGCCGTGTGGCGCACGGTAGTTTAGCCTGTTGTCGCCGTCGCGGGCCATGCAAGAAGCGTCCGGCTGATCGCGTCAAGATACCTATTTACCCGCTACTGCGGGAGGGTCGATAACTCCTTCCAATGATGATAAGGCTCGGATTTCGGTCTGCCTATTGATTAGCCCAGCAAACCTACTTTAATACTGGCCGAGGATTCTCGTTGGAATCAGACGGGCGCGGACAGCCACGTGTTGGAGGCGTTGTTGTTGTTCGCATTGCCGTTGTTGTTCACATTGCAGAAGTTGGAGGAGTTGCCGGAGTTAGGGGTAAGCTCCCACCAGTTGTTACGGCTCTTTTATACAGCTATCGACCCGATGGCGGTCAACGGGGATAATGATGATAGTTTATCCCTGCTGCCTGTGCGGCCATCACGCTTAAATCATTTACAGCGGGCGCCGTAGGCGGCGCCTTGGGTGTGTAGGCGGTCTGCTGTGGTGTCTGATACCGGGCATCTCCATTCGGTAGGGATGCTTTCGGCTTGAATTTTGCAGTGTCCGGGAATTTCGTATTATGCCGCCAGTCTTTCAGCAGCGTTTCCTCACGCTCTAACAGGGTGCCAATGTAAACCAACTGCGCGGGCAGTTCCTTTTGCGGCGCAATGCCCATGTCAAGCCCGGTGTTCAGCCGGGAAAAATGAAACTCATCCATGATGAATTGCAAACGATCAAACAATGCCTCACAGTCGGCCACGGCCTGCGCCTGCAATTCCTTGCGGCGGTGCAAAAGCTCATGGTCGAGTTTACCGCCGCTGTACGGATAGATGCCATTCGCGGCGATGATGTGTTCCATCATCGTGTTTAGCAGATTCACGGTTGGGTAGGCGAGAATGGGTCGCCATTTCTTGGGAATGTACTTTTCCTGCATGACAAAGCCGGACAGGGCGCAGCGCAGTTCCACGGCGTTCTTGTAGAACTCCATTTCAGAAATGCTACGGAATCGGGATAATACGTTACTCATGGTTCACCTGATGCCGCGCCCACAAGGGGCGCGGGGATATTAGTAGGAGATTTACGAGATTCGGAAGCAGACGGGCGCGGACAGCCACGTGTAGGAGGCGCTGCTGCCGTCCACATTGCCGTTGCTGCCCACACTGCAGAAGGTGGAGGAGTTGCCGGAGCCAGGGGTAAGCTCCCACCAGGCGCTACGGCTGCCACCATCACCGAGGCCCTTGATACGGTTCATGTTGTGGGCAAAGATGGGGTACTGGACAAACCCGCCGTTGGGGCATCCGTTGCCGCCCCAAACAGGAGCACCGCAGACCTCCATCTCGGTAGGCACCCACAGATTGCCGAGGTTCGTCCACGACCAGCTATTGTCGCTGTTCAGCAGACCGCTGGCCGAGTAGCGCTCACCCAGCAAGGCGCGTTTGTTGGCGATAACGGCCTTGAGTTCGGCAGGCAGGAAGTAGTACACGCCGCTCTGACTGTAGTCCACCTGTTTAACAGCGGGGTCTTTGCCCGTGCCGTTGGGCACCTGCATCTTGAGGGAGTTCAGGAACGCATACAGATGGGAACACAGCCACGGATGCTTGTCGCCCTTGCCGGTCACGGTGATGTTGTTCGTGCCAGCGGCGGGGGCCTCGTCAAAGGTGACGGTAAAGGTGGAGGCATCATAGGTGTAACCCGTGACCTGATCGCTGCCCACGATGATGTTGTCGATGCTGTCCATCTGTTTCGTCAGCACAAACTCGGTCTTGCTGCCGTCGCCGGACAGCTTTTCCACGGGAATCAGACCATTGTTGAAGTTGGCGAGGTTGTACTGAATGTACGTCGGCCACAGGTCTTTGGAGATAAAATCGATGTGATGACCGACCTGCTGATCGCCGTACTTGTAGTAGGTGTCGATGCCCGCCACGACAGCCACGATGCGGGTCTTGGCGCTGTTCGTGCAGTTGAACGGGATGTAGTCGCCCACATGGATGCCGTAGAAGTTCCCGGCCTTGATGCGGGCCTGAATCCACTTCCACACACTGGTGTAGCCCTTGATTTCCTCCGCAAACTTCAGGCTCAAATCCATGCCGGGATAGCCGTTGTCGGTGTTCATGCCGAGGAAAAAGCCCTGATCGCCGGTTGCGGGGTCAAGGATGTTGTCGATAAAAACTTTGTTTGCCATAGGTGTTGCACCTCCGATTAGTAGTTGAATTTGACAGTCGTTTTGTCGAATGTGAACGACTTTGCCATCTGGGCGGTTTTGGTCTTGCCGTCCTGCAGGTCGGCTTTGGTTGCCGGGTCAATCCCGGAATCGGACAGGGAGCCGTCAGCCGTCAGCGCAGCGAGGTTTCCCGCTTTGCCGGGCTTGGCCTTGACGGCCACATTGGCCCCGGCCTTGCCGCTGTCCGCGAGATTGCCGCCTGCATCCAGCGCCGCAAGGTTGCCCACCGCAGCGGGCTTTTTCTTGTCGGCTTTGCCGCTTAGGTCGATGCTCCCGGTCAGCTTTTTTGCATAGCGTTTAGCGTCCTCACTGAAAATGAGGGCGATGCGCACTACATCAGAAAGTTGCATGATGCCGCCTCCTTACTGACCGATGAACTGACCCGTTTCACCGGCAATGTAGATTTTGTGCTTGGCATCCTCAGCCAGCACATAAATCAGGCTGAACGGGGCGAAAACCTCGCTCTCGCTCATGCCGATAATGCCCTCGCCGGTGGTGGGCAGGGTTTCGGGTTCCGTGTCGGCAATAATCATCGCCTCGACCAACTGCTTGCCGGTCTTAGGATCAGTGCCTACGGGTTTGGTGTTGACACAACGCATAAAATTGTCCTCCTATGATTTATTTCGACTTTGCAATGTTGAATTGCACAGTACCGTTGGAAAACTGCATCTCCACGCCGCTGACGTAAGCGGGGGGAGCTGTGCATCGGGCACCTGCCCGGTCTTGCTGTCCAGCCCCGTCACGCCAGCAACACCTCACCGTTTGAGAGTCTCATTGATTTTCCTCCTCGTACAGCGGATTTTGAATCTGCTCATTCGTTGCGTTGCCGTCCTGCACCGTTTCAGCGTCCACCGCGTCATAATACGCTTGTGCCAGCGCTTCCACCTCTGCAATGTCCTCTTCGGTCAGCAAGCCGTTGTCAAGGTGCGTGTAGGCTTTATCCAGCCAGAACGCAACATCACGTCCTGCTGCAATCTCCCGCTTGATACTGCGCAGGGTTAAGTCGTGCCGTGCTTTGCTTTTGATTGCCATTGTGATTTCTCCTTTCAGGTTTGCGATGCTACTGCATCTTCCAAATCGGTGATTCGTTTAATGGGGTCTGCGCGCCCAGTAACGGTCGCGCTGTCGGCATCGGTAAGCACTGTGTTCGCTCCTGCAAGCGCGAGCAACGGCTGTGCGCCAGTGGCCGTGATGGGGACGGGGCTAGCCAGCTTGTAGCATACGGTAAGCGGATGCTCTGATAAATACGCATTAACTCCGGCAAAGTCGAAAGACGAAAGCCGCGTTTTTGAGATTTTGATATAAATCTGCGTTTGGTTGGTATAAAATGATTCTTTATCTTCTACATAAGATACATCTTCTACAAGCCAGTTGCTAATAGCTGAGCCAGATTTTGCAGTGACAGACTTTTGCAATAACGTTGCTGCGCACCGAACCACAGAAGTAAGTTCGGCTATTGATTCAATTCTACTTATAGTCTCTGTGCTCCACGTCTTCCGTCCCTCACCGCTCACCGCGTCCACCTCACCGCCATACACGGTTTCAGGCAGGGTCTGGGTGTTGGTCTGCCCGATGTACGGTGTGTAGGTGGTGGGGGCGGTGGTGTCGACGTACGCAATAAGATAAAAACTTATTTCAGCTTTTTCGCCAGTAGTAAGTCCGCTGAGATCAATAGCAATTTTATCGCGCTCTTTATTGGTAAATCTGATTCCATCAACTTTACATCCAACGCTTTTCGAGCCTAAGTGCATGAACTTGGTCGTAGGAGGCAATTTGTATGACAAGGACATAAAGGAAAAAGACGCGTGTGCTGATGAGTTAGAATATATTCCGCTAATCGTAATTTTTCCAGATACATATTGCGCTGTTAAGCCATACGGTGCGCTTACTTCCGTAACACGATCCGAATCAATGAGGTTTTCCCCGCACCGCTCTACTTGCACACTATCTCTGCCGTGGATAGGCCGGATGTTCTCCGGTGACGGCGTTCCCGTGCCCTCCTGCATGGGTTCCCACTTCGCTTTTACGCCCAGCGCATATCCTGCCACGGGATAGCACACAACAGGGTTTCCGCTTTCTTCCAACGGTGGGCAAAGCATATCAATGATGTGCTTGCTGCTCCACGGCGCGTCCCCGATGCTGCTGTCATCGGGAGTGATGTTCTTCACGCTCTCGGCCAGCGTGTCCGCGCTCTGCTTGACGTTTGCCTCGGATTTCGCCGCAGCCTCGGCGCTCTTAGCCGCCGCATCCCGGGCAGCCTCTCCGCACCCTCCTGGGCGGTCTTGACCTCGTCCCGGACCTTCTCGGCAGCCGCCTGGGCATCTTGCGCACTCTTGGCCGCCGTTTGCGCAGTCTCCTGCGCCTTTACGGCCTCCGCCTTGGCCGCCGCCGTAGCAGTCTGGGCGTCCTGGGTAGCCTTGGCCGCGGTCTCAGCAGCTGCCTTGCTTGCCGCTGCGCCGCTGGCGCTCTGGCCTGCATCATTGGCGGCAGCTGTGGCCGTGTCCGCTGCCTGTTGTGCCGCCGTGGCATTCTCTCCGGCGAGGTTGGCCGCATTGTTGGCCGCTACCTTGGAATTCTCCGCCGCCTTGGCAGCCCGCGCAGCCTCCGCCGCCAGCGTATCCGCTGCGCTCTTACTGGCCGCCGCGGCAGCAGCCGCATTTTCCGCCGCTTCTTGGGCAGCTTGCGCGGCCTTTGCATACGGCCCGGCCTTGGCGGCATCCGCCGCAGCATTGCTTGCACACGCCGCCGCTGCATTCTCACTGGCCTTCGCAGCCCTTGCCGCAGCCTGCGCATCTTCGCTGGCCGTCTCTGCGTCCTCTGCACGCGCGTTGGCTTTTTCAGCGGCCTCAAACGCACCGTCCCGGTATTTCTTGGTCTCGGTCACAAACTGGTTCCAGCGGTCATCTGTCGGCACAGGGTCGCTGTCCGTGGTCTCGCTGTGGTTCGTGACTTTGTAGTTCAGGTTCGTGGAAATACGCCGCTGGCCGTTTATGCTGCCCTCAAACGCAAGGCACCCGGCGAAAGTGTTTTCCTTTGTGGCTTCCCACGGCACATCTGCATAGCCGTCCTTCCCCACGACCCTCTTTGCCACAACCTCGCCATTTACATTGAAAAACGCCGTAATGGTCAAATCCTGCCATGCCGCGTCCAGTGTAAGGTGCAGCTTTTCAATGCCGTAGCTGCCCCATGTGCCCAAATCCAGCATACCGCCGGTGGAGGTGGCTTTGTACCCGGCGAGGCTGATCTCATGAATAATTGTATTCTCTGCCATGTCTGTCCCTCCTCTTAGTAGATCATATACACCTTAAACAAGACATTGGATATGAAAACGCCAGCTCGTCCATAAGACTGTGGACTGACAGTCAATATGCCAGTGTTGGCATTATAAGAAACATAGTCAGCACATGCTGCGCTTCCGGAGGCGGCTTGCTCGATGCAGTTCCCGCTCCAAGCATAAGGGACAGTATAGAAATTACTGCGACTCAGTTTGTCATAAATGCTCCCATAGTGCGACTTAACATTGTATGTGAAGTCTGTCCAATAAGCAGTTTGTTGGCCCAGATAAACAGTTGTGTAACTGCGTTTTGCAGTTACGCTCCCGTTCCCGTTGTGATACCCGGCAGGGATTGTGTAAGAACCGCCCGGGTAGATAGATTCGCTTATTGCGCCCCGGTTCGGCATTATCCCTTCCTTGATGGTCTTACCGCCCGCGTAGAACTTATTCCCTGCCAGCACATTGTCCTCGGTGGCGGTGGCGAGTGCCAGCTTGGAGGTGCTGAGGCCACCGCCGCCGTTAAAATTTAGCTGCGTACCATCGTAGAAAAACAACACCCATCTGCCCTTGACGATGGTGTCTCCGTCCACTGCGTCTGCGCCACAGTAGGCCGGAACCGCTACGCCGTTGACCGTGAAGCTGTCGCCCTCTGCCCAGGATGCGGGAATCTTGCACCGGCCTACCACGCCGCTGCCGACCAGCGCGTATACGCCGTTCCTCTTTTCGCAGGTGTATGGCTGCACGGTCACCTCTCCGCCGCCTGCGCCTGTGGGGTCCATTTCGGTGAATCCCGCCGCCACGCGGCGCTCCAGGTCGTTCATCGTGTCCGCATCGAAGGCATCGCCATCCTCCATGATGATGCCCTCGGAGCGGGAGACGTCGTACTCGCCATCGTTGCCGGTCGGGGTCAGCTTGCGCCGAGAGGGGTGTTCGCTCTGGCGATTGACCCATACTTTTCGTTCGTACATCAGATCACTCCAATCGTCTGTCCGGCGCAGATTTCGCCGGTGTAGCTGTGTTGTGCGTTTCTGCGCCAGAGCTCGTACATCGACCACTGCACCTGCTCCATCGTATTGATGTCGCTGTACAGGGTGCTGGGCGTCTCGGGCAGGGCCGGTGTTCCCGGCAGGGTATAGTAAGCATCGCGCAGGGTCTGGATGTTTTGCAGGATGCGCTCCATCTCGCTGCGCGTCAGCAGGTCGGTCGGGGCCCATGTCTTGGTCTGGATTTTAGGCCCCAGCAGTTCTGCCAGATAAGCGGAGTTACCCTCCAGCCGATTCAGCAGAGCCGCGTTGATATAGCACTTATCCGCGCCTGCGGACACATCCGCTTTGGTGCGGTCGTAGATTGGCTGCTGCCACATCAAATCAGGTTCCTTTCTCCGGCATGGATTTCACCCGCGTAGGCGGCTGCGTTGCTGGTAAGTCTACGCCCGATGACCTTGGCGTCTGCCAAAAAGCCACCGGTCAAATCAAATTCCAGCTTTGTGAGCATCCCTCGCACCATTTCGCCGCCGAAGCTCTGAATGATGAGCCTGTCGGCCAGCTTTTCATCCCCGGCGACCATGGAGAAGTTCTGCTCATATCGCTGTGCGTAATGATCCAGCACCCGCACGGCCACGGCCTCTGCGCGGCTTGGGTCTACAAGCGTGGCGCCTGTCACGGTCAGCTCATTGTCCTGCACATTGGGCGGCAGGTTCGCCGCTGTGCGCTTCAGGACGACCGTGCTGTCGGCGTATTTGCGGCCCGTGACACAGACCTCGCCCGCTTCTGCGACTGTCAGGGTGCAGAGGTTGACGCCGCTCTCGGTGAGCTCTGCGCCCGTGACGGTCAGGCTGCCCACGACTGCCGGGGCGTTGAAGGTCACCCGGTAGGTGCCCGGGTCAAGGGTGTCTCTGTACAGTTCCTCGGTGGATTCTCCCGGCAGGTATCGGTGAGCGGTCACTGCCACAGCAGTAATCAGCGGATTGAGCTTTACCTTGCTGCCGTCCTGCAGCTTTCTGTCGTAGGTGATCATGCCGCTGGCCTTGGACGGCGCAGGGGCAATGCGTATAAGCTCGCCTCGGCTGCAATCGACCACAGCGCCTATGGCAAATGCGAGCTGCTGCAGGGCCTCTCTGCGCGTCCCTGCGGCGATGTATCCCTGCACTCGCTCTGCGGCCAGACTCTCGTCCAAGGTGTAACTGTATCCTGTCAGGATCGCCTCTGCGAGCTCTGCTACGGTGGTGTCATAGATGCCCCCATCGAACGGTGCGCCGTCGAGCAGGCCTATGGCATCAACGGCAGAGAAGTCCGCCAGCGTATCGCCGCTGTTGCTCCAATCCGAGAGGTAGAATGTGCCCATGCAATAACTCACGCTGCTTGTGCTGCGTGCGTCCTGCTTGACATCCTCCCAGATCGTGAATTTCTGCTTGTGCTGCAGAACGTCAAAGTAGCCCTCGGGATTCAAGATGGAAAAGCGGCCCTCTTTGTTGTACAGCGACACGTTCAGCGTGTTGATGCTGATCTCGGAGCTGATGGGGTCGCATTCCTCCAGAACATGGGCCTCCACGATTTCGTGACCGCTAAAATGCAAGTAAACACCGTAGTCAATGCCCGCCAGCTTGAGGTACCGCCCGGGCCGGTTCGTCTCGAGAAAATGAATGCGGATGCGGCGGTAATTCTCTACCTTCTTGGCGCAATAATAATCCACCGCGTTCGGTTGAAAGAGCGCCGTAGCGATAAGTCCTCCGTCTTGGCCGAACCACTGGATTTTGACGCGGCTGGCCCAGTCCTCTGTTGGGCTGTAAAAGTGCAGCGTGAGGCCGCTGCTGCTGTGGTCTTGCGTGAAGGTGATGTCCAGCACAGGCGGGTCGGCAAACACGCCGCTCTTGTCGCTCTGCGTGGCGCTCCACAGCCCCCAGAAGTACTGCTCGGGAACCTCCGGGAAGAAGGCAAAGCTGCCATCCATGAGCCACTGCTCGCTCTCCAGTGTGCCGTATTTGTTTTGGCTCGGTACGCTTTCCAGCAGCAGGTCACGACCCAGATTGCAGAAAGGCTTTGCGGTCGTGCAGCTCGGGGCGCTGTCGCCTCTGGCGGTGACATCGTAAAGGCCGAACTCCACGCGCGTATTGGTTCTCATCGGGGCTGGCCCTCCTTAAAATCTGGCGGGGGTCTTGGCGATGAAGTTGATCGTCAGCCCTTTCCAGTAATTGGCTTTTCCTCGCTGCAAGAGTAGTTCGTCGCCGATGTTGGAGAAATACGCCATAAAGGTATAGTCTCCGTCCGTGCCCGGGACCGTGACCGTGTGGAACTCCTCCGGCTCGGTGATCTTGTCCCAAAACCGGGAATACTCCGCACGGTCAATGCCCGGCGCGATCGTCAGCTTGTAGTTGAAATACACACCGATCAGCTCGCGCTTGAGGTCGCCGTTCTCTGTGCGCTTGGCGTGCTTGTCCAGGAAGTCAGCGGTGCGCTTGCAGCTGAGGACATCGACTTTGAATTTCTCGCCATCAATAATCAACATCAGTACACACCTCCCGTGACCAGCTTGGCTCCGCGCCGGTTCTCCTCTTTGTCGATATAGGGTTTGAGCACCCGGGCCAGTTGGGCAAGGTCTCCGGCGAAGCGGATCGTGATGTCCTGCTGCCCTGTGTAGGCTTCCATAACCTCTGCGAGGGCCTGCTGAATGGTTGCCAGCGGTGCCTCGATGTTGGTGCCGTTGGTCTGGTCACCCAGCACTGCAAGGAATTCATGGTTTGCCGGAATGACTGCGCCCTGTGCCAGATAGGGGATTTGCGGCGCGGTGATGGGGTCGATGTTGAAGCCGACCCGCTCTACGCCGAGCTTGTCCTGCGCCCATTCTGGAACGTCGAAGCCAAAGCCGTTCAAGACGCCAATGACGCCGTTCACGCCGCCAACAATGGCCGAGATCATGCTGTTAACCAGACCGATGATGCCGTTGATGGCCGTCTCGATTGTGTTCGTGATGCCTTCCCAGATGTCAGACACAAAGTCCGAGACAGCGGTCCACGCATCGTTCCAGCCCTGCTGAATGTCGGCTGCTGCGCTGTCCAGTGCAGTGCCGATGTTTGTCCAGAAATCGTTCCAGCCCTGAGTAATATCCTCCCACAGCTGCATGCCGATCAGCTTGACAGTTAGCCACAAGCCGTTCCAGATTTCCTTGACTTTTTCACCGGCGCTATGGACTTTTTCTTGCAAATTGTCCAGAGTTTCGCCGAGCTTTTGCTTGATTTCATCCCAATGCGCAACAAGGCAGGCAATGACGGCAGCGCCTAAAATAAGCAGTACCGCTATAATCGTTGCGGGCCATAGGCCGATTGCTGAAACGATGCCTGTAATCAAAGCCGTCAGGCCGCTGAGAATAGTTGGTAGCATTGTGCCGACAATCCAACCTGCAATTTTGCCAAGAAGCTGAACACCCATAATCCCGACCTGTTTTGACAATTCTGCTAAAACAGAATCGATGACAAATCCGCCAATAATAGGAAGTAGACTTGCCCCGATGATTGTCATTAGCATGGGCCAGAGATTGTTTATGATTTCTCCGAGCTGAGACAAAATGCCAGCCCAATCAACAGCCTCAATGCACTCCATGATTTTTTGGCCGACAGCGCCCCAATCGACTTGATCAAGGATGCCATTGATAGCTTGCAGTACATCTATCGCGAGTGTACCCATCGCGGAAAAAAGCCCGACCCAGTCTATGGCGCTTACCATCGAGACGATGTTCTGGCCCAGAGCTGTCCAATCGGTGCCCTGCACCGTTGCGATGAGCGTGTGCAAAAGGCCGACAACGAATCCGCTAAGCCCCAGACCCGCCTCCATCCATGGAATGTTTGCGATGGCCGAATTGATGCAAGCTGCGATAGAATTTCCAAGGTCTGCCCAGCCTGTGTAGGTCTGGACGAAGCTATAAAGCGTGAGGATCGCTGCCCGCATTCCGTCCGTCAAAACTCGCCCGAGCAGGGGCCAGTCGAGCTCTGCTACCGCAGTGGTGAGACCTCTGGCGATTCCCGCACCCAAGCTATCCCAGTGAATGCCTTGCATGAGAGTATCCGCAAAGATGAGTGCCGTGTTCAAGCCCTGCGCTACAGTATGGCCTACAGCTTCCCACAATCCAGGCACTTCAATAAAGCCGTTGATGCAGTTGGCGATGTTGGTCGCCCATGCTCTGGCTTTGTCCTGAATGTCGGGCCACGGGATTGCGTTCAGACTATCGCGCAGCTTCTCGCCGATCAGCTGGCCGACTCCGTACCAATCGCCATCTTTGATGGCCTGCAAGATTTCGTCAAGAAACGGGTTGTCTGTGTTAAAGTCGTAGTTCGGGGTGATGGCTCCTGCACCGCCGCCACCGCTGTTTTTATCCAGCACATCCAGCTCATCGAACTTCGCCAGTGCGCCGTCCGCTGCGCTGCCTGCCGACTTTGCGGCCTTGGCGTATTTGCCCATCGCTTTGGCTGCGCTCTTGCTCGCCCCTATGGACTTGCCGGTCAGGAAAGCCACCAGCTGGGCGATGTAATAAAAGGCGGTTGCTGCTGCGTTGGCTATGGCCGTGAGAGCCGGAAGGAGCGCCTGAAGCAGCGGTGCGGCTGCGGTGGATGCTGCGCCCTGCAGGTTGCCGAGCGCGGCTCGCAGCGTGGCCGAGGAGAGCGCGGCAGAGCCCATCCATTCGGTGGCCTTCCGCAGGCCTGCGGAGATCAGGTTGAACACCAAAGCTCCAGAGACGATGCCCATGAGGCGGTTGCGGAAGCTGGCGAGATTCTTGCTGCTCTGTGTGAGCTTGGCTCGCACACCGTCTACGGCTCGCTGCAAGGTGCCGAAGACTCGAGCTCCGAGACCTCCGACCGTGCGCAGGGCGTTGCTGAGCGCGCCCGAGAGCGCCCGGGTCAGACTGCCAACTCTACCGGAGGCACCTCGCAGCGGATTGCCCGATGTGGGCTTAGCGGGGGAGGAGGTTCCTGCGGCAGCTGCGCGTTCGCGTGCAGCCCTGTTTTCCGCGGCCTGGGCGGCCTTATCCTGGGCGTTCACGGCCTTCTTGGTATCTGCTACGATGCGCTCCGCGTGTTGTGTAGCCGATTCGTCTATGGTACCGTACGCTTTATTTTGCCGATTCTCGATTTTGGCAAAAGATGATTCTATGGCATCGGCTTGTTTGTTAAAATAGGCCTGCATGTCATCTTCGCCGCTAAGATGCTGAATTAGACTTTTTTGCTGATTTACGGCATCGTTTTCTTGATTTAGCTGTGCGGTAAGCGCTGCATGACGCTTTTGCAAGCCGGAAATAGCATCGCCTTGTGCATTGTAATCTGATTCAATCTCAGCAACTTTGGTATCTTGCTTTTCAAGATCATCGAGGAGTTTTTGGTTTTGATTCAGGAGAGAGGTTTCCCCCTCCATGCGAGATTTAAGAACATCTTGCACTTTTGAATCACTCAGGCCGGGGTATTCCGATTTAATATCAGCAAGATGGGATTTTTTGACATTCTCTAGCTGTACGTTCACCTTTTCAAGAGCAACGGCAGTATCATCAGCGTTTTGGCGGGCTTGATTTAAGCTGTCGCCTAATGCGCTACGCTTTGTTTGTGCAGAATTTAACTGCTTATCTAAATCACCAATCTGCTTTGATGTGCTCTTGACCTTTGCCTGTAACGCTTTTAAGTCGGATTCTGCGCCCTTTTTGTTCAGGCGGGCATCTATTGTGATTGACCCATCTGCCATTGAATCAACCTCCTCTCTTTGACTTTGTTAGAATTGGATTATGAATTGAGTAACGCAAGCAACCGCTCTTTTTCTGCCCTATTCTCCGCGCTTTCAGGAGCGTGGATTCTGATGATTCGATCGTTCTCTTTGGCAAATTCCTGTTCGCTCTTGTCAAGTTTTTTTCCGTGAGCCCTTTTATATCGAATATTTACGACTTGAGCAAATAGCCCATCTCCAATACCGTAGAAAGCTCCGAGAAATTCCCACCAATGCAAATACTCACATCGGCGGCAACTGTACCCCAGTACTTTATCAACAGCGGGTGCGATTAAGGCTGCATCTTGTTCCCAATCTACAATTCGAGGACGTGGAATTGTAGAGTCTTCGGGTTGTCCGCCATTGATAAACAAAAACGCTGCCCGTAACGCAGCATTTGCGTCGGGCAGCGCTTGCCATTTTGGGTATAGAATTTCAAGGCAGGCAGCGTACTGTTCCTGTTGAGTCATTTCCGGGTCTGCTAACGCCGCAAGGGCATCAAGTACAGCTCGGAAATCAGATCGGATGGCAAAATTCTGACCATCTACATCTACGGTTGTGGGCAGTTCCCAATCGCTCACGCTTTCTGGCCGGGGGCCAGGCCCTTGGCCGTGTTCAGGTAGACACCAACGTGTTTCTGCACACGCTTCTGGCTGGCTTTGACGGCCTTGCCGACCGCGTCCTCAATAATGGGGACTGCTGCCTGGAGGGCTTTCTCAAAGACCATGGTGCCGTCCGGGAGCAGCGCCAGGGCAGAAACCCCTTTGAAGAACACCGAGGAAGCATCGCTACCGAAGATGTAGTTGATCTGCTCCCGGATGAGCTTGTCCGCCTCGATGATCTGGTCTACGCCTGCGTCTGCTGCCAGCCCATCGGCCAGCTGCTGAATGGCGCGGCGGGCCTCCTCCAGTCGTGCCGCGATGCCAATGTCCGCGGGGTTGACATAAAGCGTGCCCAGCAGGGTGCCATCGATGTCTTTGACCTCGTAGCTTTTAAGGCCTCTGTCGATTTTCAGTTCCATTGTACACCTCCGTTATGCTTAGGCCTCGGTGAAGGTCTTCGTGCTCGGGTTGAATGTACCCGTGGTCTTCACGCCAGTGTAGTGAATGTTGAACGGGATCTGGTAACCAGTGGTGTCGCCGCCATAGCTGGAGACCTCGATGTAGCACTCCTCGCGCACAGCGGGGAAAGCGCCGGATGCCTCCTCGTTCCAGAGCTTGACCTCCACAATGTCGGTTTTCAGCGCGTCCAGAACCAGATCGCCGTCGATGATGGCCTGCAGCTTTTCAAACAGGGGATCGCCCTTTTCGGCGTAGTAGGGGCTGACTTCGCCCTGCTTCTGGTAGCTGTCGATCGTCACGGACGTGTTACCGAGAATGTTTTGCTTTTTCTCGACATTGGCACTCAACTCGGGGGAATACTCCTCCAAATCTTTGCCAAGGCGTACATACTCAGCGGTGCCCTCACTGTCGTTTGCAAAATGGGCATTCAGATAGTGCGCCATGTATTTGCGTTCGATCTTCATATTCAGTTTCTCCTATATGTGATTTGTATCTGAATCTGATATTTTGCGCTATCAACACCAATCTGCGATGGATACGCGGTCAGTGTGGGAACAATAGCGCAAACCCGACCCTCCTCTATGCGGGGGTAGTTTCGGGCATTGTTCTGCTCCACCATCCATGCAATCAAACCTGTATAAAAAGCGAGATTGTCGGAGTTTTGTTTGACGTCGGCCCCAAAATTCTCACGCGTAGCAAAAATATAGTTTTGAGTCTGCTTATCATCCAGAACATAATCTCCGAGGATGTTCTCATGGTAGGTCAGAGTGGATGGTGATGCGTAAATGGCGTATTCGGTTGGGTTTTCGCCGAGGTAATCAGCACCAAATCGTTTGTTTTTAGACAGCAGCGGGCATTGCCTAAACCACTTCCGGATTCCCTCAGTGCTATTTGATACCTGCGGCATTTTTTGCCTCCCTTACAATGTCATCGATGTGATCGGCTTTCATTCGTTCTGCCCAAAAAGGCCCGGCTAGAGCGTTTTTATCAGTTTTGTACTGAATTGCTCTGCCAGTGGGAGCTTTTCTCTCGCCGGGACGAGAGAAAAATCGTGTAGGCGTTCCACTGTTATCATCAAAAACGGGAATATTCGGGCCATAAACTTCGCCCATGTACATATAATGCGCATAGGGGCCGGGGTACACGATGATGCCAGAGCCTATGTCAGATGCGGTGTAAGGGCTTTTTGCAAGCATAAATGTGTCCGCGGGAGTGTAATCCATGCACCATCGTATTACCGCGTTATCAATGACTTTTTGAACAATTCCGTGATCTCCAAAGCCATGGTTGGTAAGAATAGTGTTTATGCTATCGAAATCAAACCGCGAATCTACTGACAGTTGCATTAAGCACCTACGACTTTCCAATGCCGCGCCTGCGGAGCACGACGATTGTCTGTAACCTGCAAGATAGTTGCGGCCTCGGAGTAGACATCATGAATGGTTGAGGGACGCAAGCCCTCAGCACCAACGCCCAGAACTACGAGATCGCCAGCAGCCAACGTGAAAGCGGCGACAGGGTCATCGGTGGTGGCGTACTGCTTAGGGGGCAGATACACCTTGCCGCCGAAATCCGCATCCGTAGGGATACGGATTGTGACCTTGTTTGCCGCTTTCAATCCGGCGCTGTCAACGGTGGTTGCATCAGAGTTGAACCAGTGAACGCCCCGGATGATGGTGCGCTCGTAAACGTCGCAATCCTGTTCCGGGTCGAATCGCCGGTTGTACAGGGTGATGGTGTCATTGCAAAGCTGCATTTTACCTCACTCCTCTATACAGCAGGGGAACGCCGTAATCGTCCAGCTCACCGTACAGCATATCCGCCGCAATGGCGTTCATCTGCTTGGCTGCGGCATCGGCATCCGGCACATTCCCGTGATTCTCGGTGTAGCCATCCGTGTTAAACGATGTGACCGTGGGCGATGTGACCTGTGCCACGGCACCGACAACGCTTTCCATCTGCGCCAGCGCAAAAACGCAGAGCTTGACCGCCATCGGAATCTCGGCCATGTTCTGGACACGGGAATCCGTCAGACGGTCAATGCGTTTTCTGCAAGCACATTCCAGCGGAGGCCACGCAGCGGCATCAACGGTGCCGCCTAAACCCTTGTATTCGTCAAAGGTGAGGTACATATCGTGTGCCATGTGTAAACCTCCTCAGCGGCCCGAAATCAGGCCAGAGACAGGATGCGGGCGATGGGGATAGCCTTGCGGGCGATGTACTGCTTGCCCTCGGCCTCGTTGGAGTTCACCAGCTCCCAGTTTTCGCCGTCCTCCAGCTCGTCATCGGTGGGAGACAGACTCTTCATCTTGGCCTTGGTGAAATTGATGCCGTAGGGGGCAAAGCACTTGCGCTGGCGGCCATAGAGGGTGTCCTCGCCGCCATTGTTATGAGGATCACGATCCATCTCGTAAGGCACCTTAGCGCCGCAGTCGGTGTACTCGATAGCGCCATCACCCAGAACGTAGGTGGTGTAACGGGTCTGAGACACCTTAGCCACGCCTGCGGTGGTCTGAGCGGCAGCGGCCTTGACAGTGCCATTGACGGTCACGACAGGCAGCTTGCCCTCGCCGCCGAAAATCTGCTTGAGGGTAACGACAGCGCCGGAAACGGTGACGATGAACTTGCCCTCATACTGGGCAGACAGCACGGTTTTCAGAGCCTGAGCCTCAGCAGCGGCATCGCCGGTCTTGAGGGTCTTGTTGGCGGTGGAGGTGGATGTGGCAAAGGTATAGGTCTGGCCGTCCACGGTGATGGTGTCGCTGTTCACGCCAGCAGTGCTGACAGTGATGGTGTAAACGCCCTGCACCTCCATGGTGGTGACAGTTTCCACGGCGGGCATGGTGTCGTCAACCAGAACAGCGCGGCCATTCAGGGTGCCGATCTGCAGCTCACGCTCGATACCGTCCTTGTCGGTGTACTTCATGTACGCCAGCAGCTTGAGATTTTCGAGGCCAGTTGCAACGGCAGAGTGCATGATAGCGAGGCTGAAAGCGCCCTTGTTATCACCGCAGGCACGCTGCATAGCGGTGTTCAGGGATGTGCCGTCCATCAGGCCCAGAGCGCCCTCGGAGTTGGTCTTGCCGGTGACATCGTAGGTGTGCTCACGGACAAACTTCACGCCCTCAGCATCTTTCATATCGAAGATGCCGGTCAGAATCTTGATGATGGTGGCCTGATCGACTTCCTCCCAGTATTCACCGATCTGAGATGCGACGTCAGCGAGAGTATCCTCGCCGCCGGTGATGTCGTAGGAGAAGTCGCGCTCAGTCCATGCCTGCGCGCGGCCCACGACAACGCGGGAGTGGGAGAAAGTCTTGGTGGGGTTGCTGGTGATGTTGGTAGAACCGTCATAGTTCTGGGGAACCGCGCCGCTGATGATGCCGCGCAGGGGAATGGTGACGTAGTTGCCACCGACCTGATCGCTCATGGAGTCGGCGATGTCCTGACGCTTTTTGATGGCGCGGGACTTAATCAGCTCGTTGCGGTTCAGGTTGGGAACGCGGTCAACATACTGCTTGAACACGTTACCATTGAAGTTTTTGGAATCAAAGATTGCCATGTGGTTTTGCCTCCTATTGATTTTTTAGGGGTTCGGTTGGTGTAGCTCGATCAGTCGAAATCGGGCACGAAGTTGGGATCGGCATTTGCTGCCGCCATCTGCTCGGACAAACTCAGTTTGTGCGTACCGCCGTCGGGCTTTGCGGGAACCGTGATAGACGGGCCCTTCTTGCCCGGAGCGGGTTCATCAACGACAAAACTGCCGGGGTCGTCGGCCTTGTACTGGGTCAGAAACTCGTCGTAGCCCTGCATCTTGCCGTTCTCGTCCTGCTTAAACTGCTTGGCGATGGCATCCGCGATAAACTGCTTTTTCGCGGCATTGGAGCTGAACTTGACCTCGCCCGCCTTTTCGCGGATGGCAAATTCATACGCCTGTGCGGCGATTTTCCGCTCCCACTCCTTGCCGTCATTCTCGCGCTGCTGACGCAGTGCCGCGAGATCGGACTGAACGGATGCCAGCTTGTCAGCATCGGTCTGTGCGGCGGTCAACTTGGTCTGCAATTCGGCCATGTCGGTGTCACGCTGCTTGACCTGCCCCTGCAGGTCGGAAATCTGACCCTGCAAGCCTTTGACCTTGGAATCCATCTTATCGCGGCTGACGTAGGAACCGTCCGCGATATTGGCGAGTTTCAGGCCCGCCGCGCTGATCTTTTCGGTCAACTGGTCGTAGGTCAGTGCCTCGCCCTCGGAAAACAGATTTTTGAGCAATTCCATAAGATTGTCCTTTCGCCGCGATTGATTTAGCTTATAATCGCGCGGCCACTCCGCGCACGTCGCGCCATCGCATTTATTTCCCTGCAATGCCGGGTATTTATTTATCAGCCAAAACGGCGTGATAACACAGAAAAAGCGCCGTTTCAGGCGCTTACTTTTATGGCCCTAAAGCCATCCACTGCCATACGGTCACGGCGCTGTGACAGCCCGGATTGCTTGGCAATGAGATTATAGCGGGTACTTAGAGCGTTGATGTGCTGCTGTGCCTCACGGCGCAGGTCATCGTCACCAGCGGCCCGCGCCGCAATAGCAACATCTTTCCAGCGGCGGGTATCGGTTTCGATTTTCCGCATCATCTGCGAACACTGATAGAGGGTCAGACCCTCTTTGCCGCCGACAGTCACGCCCGCATGGTTTGACCTTATCCATGCCGCCAGTTGGTGGTCGGAATATTTGCGCACCGAGTATTCGGTGCTGAACGGCGCGGCAAAGTGCCCGCAGTTCCACTCGCCAATAGGACGCTTGAATCCTGTAAAGTGATGACCGTCTACGTCCGCGCAGGCCATGCCCGCCTGCATCTTAGCGTATTCGGCCAGCAGGAAAATGTGACCTTGCACCGGCTCATGGTCGGGGGCGCTGTTGAGATGCGCGGACAGCTCCACCGCATCATAGCCCAGCGCTTTGCCGATTTCGTCGGCGCTGTGCTGGGCGATTTGGCAAGCCCCGTCAATGATGTTCTGACGAGCGGCGGTATCAAGGCGGCGGTGATAGCCGCTTGCATACTGCACCTGCATCCCTGCCCAGCCTATATCTTTGATGGTCTGCCGCATAGCCGATTTGTAGTCGGTCATGCCGGTGGACACGCTCAAAATGGCCTTATCTATGGCCTGTTGGTAGGGCACGGATATGGCCGTAGTGTTGGACAGGTTTTGCAGCGCCCCGGAGGTCTGCGCGGCGATGTTGCGCGTATACTGTATGAGCCGCTGATTCTCCTCGCGGGGCAGCGGATGCGCCACCAGCGCGGCTTTGAATCGCGGGTCGGTAAAGTTGTCCTGCAAGGCGGCGTTGTACACAACGACCATCTGCTGCTGTGTCAGCCGGGTTGCGGCTTGGAGCTTGCCGGAAATATCAGCAATGTCTGCACCCATTTCCAGCATGATTGTATAGCGGTGTATACTGGTGGGGTTCATTTCGCCGATTTTCTTTATCTGGGTTGCTATTTTCTGGATGAAATACAGATTGACTTCATCAAGATTCGCAATCATTTTGCGAACGGCGGCATCAAGCTCTTTCTGGGTCAGCACGGGTCATCACTCCTCGCCGGGGCCACTCCCGAACGGTGTAGCCGGGTTGTTCCCATCCTGATCGGCACCGCCGCCATCATCCGGGGGAACGGTGACATCGCTCTGGTCGGGATTAGGCTGCTGGATAGCCATAGCGGCCTGCATTTCGCTGACCTTTTCCTGCTGGACTTCCTGCAGGGCTTTTTCGGCCTGTGCGCGGGTTTCGCCAAAGAACCACATACGCATCTCAATTTTGCTCATCATGCCGTTATTGAGCATGAGGAGCCGCTGCTGCAACTGAGTTTCGGTATCGGCGATAACGGAATCATCCCAATCGAACGACACCTCATATTCGCCAGCCGGGGCGAGATTGTACAGGTCGGCGTACTTATCCATCGCCCGCACGACCTCGCGCAGCGCACGCTCAAGGGCCTGCTGGTTGTCGGCAATGGTGGTATAGGTACGATTGCGCAGGATAGTCAGCTCAGTGGCCGTGCGGGCCTCTGTGTTGGCATCGGAGAGGGTGCCACGGGCGAGGCCGGACTGATCTTCAATCTTCATCAGGATTTGGTTCAGACCGGCCACAAGGGAGCTATCGCGCAGGGTCGGGGCGAAAACATGATATGTTTCATCAGTGCCCAGATCGACCGCTCGGAACAGGCGCTCGTTCAGCTTGGGAGTTTCCATAGCCTTTGCGCCGTTACGCATAACGCCGTCAATGGGCCGCAAGGCCATCGGGTCAACGTCGACAGCCATTTCGCCGCCCTCAAACTCCCACAGCAGGCGGCTGTACTGTGTGTCAGCCTCCTTGATGGTGTCCATGCTCTTAGCGAACACAGCCACGCCCATAGGGGAAAGCGGGTCAACGGTGTTCGCCGATGCCACGCGGAACCAGCCAAAAAGCTGCCCATCCACGTTGTTGACGTAGACCACGGGCTTGAGGTCTTTCCACTGCGGTACTTCCGTCAGGGGGATTTCCTTGCCGAGAGCATCGCGGGAACTGGACTTAAAGGCCCGCTGCGTGATTTTGATTCTATCGCCCTCGACGGTGTGCCGCTCAAGGCGGGAATAGTAGGTCTTGCCCTCCGAGAACATATCACGGAAAACGACATCGGACAGGTCGCTGTCATCGCCGAAAGCAATGGGGTACAAATCCCAATCGGGGGTATAGTCGAAATAGATATGCCCATCACGGACATACGGCTTTATCGTCATACCGCCCGCCGCGCAGCCGATCTCGGTCTTGCTCCGTAGCTGTGTAGCCAGCTTCTCAAACTCCTTGCTCAGAAACTCCGAGCGCGGGTTGATGATGTCCTCGCCGGTGCTGTCATCCTTGCCCGCCGTGATGCTCCACTTAAATTCAAGCGTGACCTGCCGGGAAATCTCGGACGCGATGAACGCCGGAATGTTGAGGGTTTTGACCTGCTTGCCCTTGTAATTGGGCTTGTCCAGATAGGCCCGGTGCCATGCTTCGAGGGCAATCTGCATCTCCTGCGACAGCGGGGTGTCGATGTTCTCCACCTGCTGAATATTCTGATACGGAATCACTCTGCCTAACACCTGCCTTATCATGGTATAGATACTTGAAAAAATAGACATGGGCTGTACCTCACAGGCCGCGCCGTTTCCAGATTGGATTGAGCGCGTACCGCACACTGTCGATGCTGTGGTTATCCTTATCGGGGTATTGCCCGGTCAATTCGTCGTCTTTGGTGCGCTCGTATTCGTATTCGGCAAACTCTCGCGCCGTTTCCGGGCATCGGTTGGGGTCAACGACGATTTTTACCAGCGATTGCAGCCATTTCATGCTGTACCGCACAGAATCCGGCCCCTTTTCAGTGGGGCGGATGGATGCGCCGTAGGCTTTCAAGTCCGCAATGGATTTCGGCTCGGCGCTATCTGCAATAATGAGGTCTTGCGATGTTACGTTCTTTTCTTTCTGCAAGCGCTGCCAGAAAACCTCATTCGGAGTTTTGTTGCAGCGCAGTTCATCGAAAATATAGAGCGTCATCTTTGAGGGACGGTAGCACATCTTGCTCCAATGGTTGGGGTCGGGATACCAGCCCCAGTCGATGCCCTCGTAGATGTAATCAAACGACGCAATTTCGGCGTCGGTGATTTCTCGCAATTCAAGGTTGCTGAACACCTCGCCGCCCGTGCCCGTGGGGATGCCCAGATACTCATGTTCATAAGCGCGGGGGTTGGTTTGCCGCAACAGCTCCGCATCATCAAAGAACATCTGACCGAGCCATTCAGGCGGCACGGTTAGATAAGTGCTGGAATGAACCAGCCTATCGGGGCGCTGGACAAGCGCCTCCTGATTCATAAAGTTGTTCAGGGTGATGGGTGGGTTGAACGACATGAAATTCCAAAACTTAGAGCCGCCACGGTTGGTAGATTGCAGCACGTTTCGGATTTCTTTCATCCCATCGAATGTGTCTGCTTCTTCAAACCATGTGATGGCGCAGTACCCTTTGGGGAATTTCAACGATTTCAGCTTCATCGGGTCATCAAGACCGCGAAAAAGAATCGTCTGCCCGGTGCTTTTCCGGGTAATACTCATGGGGGACACATGACAGATAAATTCGCTGTCAAGGCCCAGCTTGTCAAGGGCAAAGACCATCTGGCTGTAAACGGAATCGCGCAGGGTGTTGGCAGTCTTACGGAATATGACCGCATTGCAAGCCTCGTTTCCCGGCTGAACCATAATCATCGGGATGGCAAAGCCGATAAAAGACGATTTCAGCGAACCGCGCCCGCCCTTGAGGAGATATTGCGAGTGCCGATGATCGAGAACATCATCCAGCAGTTCGTCATAGTTGGGCGCGATAACATCTTCGATGTAAACATCAGGCATCGGGCACCGCCTCCCCATCGGCAGGGGTCATGACGGGTGTAGCCGTGCCTGCCTGATCGGCGTCAGCTTGCTCCACTGCCGGGACATCGCCCTCAGCCACGGGGGCGGGCTTCTCGCCGCGTATCAGGTGGATGCGCACCGCATTAGGGTCATCGGCAGGCGTGGGCTTGCCGGGGCCGCCTGCGCCCTCCGGGAGCGGCTCAGGCGAGGTAAACTCGTCAACACCAAACTGGCCGGGGGTGCCCGGTTCCTGCCCCAGAACGCGCAGGATGGCGAACAGGGATTCAATGTTGCCGTTGATGGCTGACTGGATAAGGGGAATGAGCATCTGTACCATGAGGGTCGTATTCTCGGAGAACACATCATCATAGCTTGTCAGCTCGGCGCTGGCCTTGTAGTGGGCCTTGCCGCCCTTTTTCTTGTGCTGAGGTTTTGTCAACAGGTTAAGCAAGGCATCCTTTACCAGCTTCTCCTCCCGGCGCTTTTTAGCCGCTGCCTTGCCGCCTTTAGAGCGGATGGCGAACGCCTCCTCCGGGGGGAGCTGATTCAGTGGCGGTTTCATCCCGGACGTATTGCGAGGCTTTTTCTGCTTTTTCTCGCCGGTGTCGGCGGGCTTCGCGTCTTGCGGCGCGGGGCTTGCGCTGATCTCCGGCATAGCCTCGGTATTTTCGGGCATCTGCTGCCACCTCCTATCGGTAAAAATAAAAAAAAGCACCCGGCGCATTTCAGCGCTGAGTGCTAAGGGGTATTCAGTTACTTTGCGATGGGATTATTCATCGTCTGCGTCATCTTCGGCATTTGCCTCGGCATCCTCGGCATTGAGAATGGCGAGTGCCTCAGTATCGCCCCGCTCCGTCAGGATGCGACGCTCCATGTTGCGCAGGTCATCAAAAAAGCTACCATCCGTTTCAATAGTTCTCTGCTTTGTCATATCGAATCTCCTCTCAATTCATCGAAATTAGCGGTTGTATGTATAATCCTTTTTGCGGGTGATGAACTCATAGCCAAACTTGGGAGCCGTGCGCCGCCAGTAGTCGTTGAGATAGCCAACGGCCATCTGGCGGGCCATGTGTATGGCGGATTGCTTGCTCTTGCCGTCTTTTAGCGCGTCATCATACGCTTTTGTATAGCGATCAGACAAATAACGCTCGATCTGCTTATAGTCTCGGTTGATCTGGTTGTAAAAGGCTTTAGGTTTTGCGCCCTGCCCCTTACGCATGATGTAGTTCATCTCGCCTTGGCCGCTGGCCGTGGCACGGTGTTCCGCCCATTTGGACTCCAGCATGTTTTTGATGTCGGCAAAAGAAAATGTGCCGCCGAAATCTGCCGCGCCTTTGGGGTGTCCGTGCGTGACAGTTGCGCCTTTATAATCCAAAACAGACATCGGGAACGATACGGACGTTGCATTGCCCTTGTACGCCTCGATCAACTTACCGTCTTTGTCAAAAACGAAAAGCTCCTCATGTTTCAGATTGCGGATGCGACGTTCTGCATCCTCAAGGCTCATGTTGCCGAATTTGGAAATATCAAGCGGATGCGGCGAACCGCCGCCCTTGCCCTCTTTACTCAGCCAGTCGATAAAACCGTTGACATTGCCTTTACCGCCTCTGCCGCCCATGTTCAACCTCCATTATAGCGCTATGCGTCGATTTTGTAAATAAAAAAGCGCCGCAATGTCGGTTTTGACGTTTCAGCGCTTAGCGTATTAAATTTGCGAATCAGTCATCCGGGACGCCATCCCGTACATTGCAGGGCTCTTTCTTGCCCTTTACTCGCGCCTTGAGTTTTTCCTGAAACGCTGTAACGTGAAAAATGTTTCCCTCACACCCGGCGGGCACCTTGCCGTATAAGATGATCTGCGCGGGCTGTAAGCGTCGCAGCATCTCATTGTACCCGGCCATGAACAGGTCTGCCGATTCGGGGCTTGCCTGTGTGCCGACGCTCGACACGGCCACCGCGCCGCCTACTGGCTCACCGTCAAAGCACCATTCAAAGCTATCCGGCGTACTCCATGAGATGGTCGGAATAACCTTGATGCCGTGGGCCTGCCAATAGGCGCCCAGCCAGTGCTTGCGGTAATGGTTGTAAATCTGGATAATGCGGGGAAAGTCTGTATATGTGCTGAAATCGGGGGTGCATACGGTATCGAACCGCGCCATCATGCCGAGGTAGTTATCGGGATGCGCCCAGATGCGGTTGAACTGGTAATCGTCAACGAAAAAGTGAACGCCATGCTCTGACGGCTCCTCGCACCCTTTGGCGTAGTTGAAACTTATCCAGTTTTCAGCCGTAGTCAATTCGGGCCGCAGGATGGGGATGTCGAACCGCCCAGCGCCGGGGAAAATGCCCTTATTGAGATTTTCGTAATTGCGCTCTGTGCGGTACACCATAAACCTCCGGGAAAGCAATAAAAATGCGCCGCAGTTGTGACACTGTGGCGCGTAATATAGGGGCAGGTCAACGGCGGCAGTACCGGCGTCGGCCCTCGCGGCGAACCGCGATAATAACCAAAATCAGGCGCGTCATACGGGGAAAGGAGAAAAAGCCCGTTTTGCCGTGGACGCGCCGCGAGGTGAAATGCCCTCAAGCCTCGCATGGTTGCACAGGCTGGAATCGAACCAGCTACTTGCAGGGTATGAACCTGCCGAGCTACCAATGCTCTACTGTGCGATATAATATAGGCCACTGATCGGAAACCGCCAGCGGTGGAACCGCGTGAATGGATTGCAAACCGCAATTTGCCACCACTGGGGAGGTGCAGATCACTTGTGCCGCCGCAATGGCCTAATGGCACCGCGTAAGGGCCTCGCACCCTACCGCGCTTTTGGGAGCGCAGCGCCCTGTGGCTATCGCGGCAAATTTAGTGCAGGGGTCAAGGGCCTGCACAGCGCCGGGCGTGAGAGGCGCACCCAACGTATAGGGCTTTTGCCACCTCGGCGCAAACACGAACGCCGCCGCGCTTATTCACGCAGCGGCGTTTGGAGGTGACAGCGGGGAAAGCACGAGCGAGGGAGCGCCCAGAACTCCCTCGCCCTAAACCCGCAAATACATAATACGCGCATGGGAGCGAACAATCAATATTTTACGTTGAATTGTTCGTTTTGTTCGCTTTTTTCTATGCGGTTTTTGCTAAATAGCGCTTGCAGGCCATACGGCAGGCATCGCCAGTGTATCCCGCGCCCACGCTTGCGCCCACCTGCGCCCACGACAGGCCATCCACAAAACGCAAGTGCATAATGAGCCGCAACTGTGCATCGTCCACGCCATCAAGGTACGCTGTGATGCGGTCACGCTCTGCCATAGCGCGGGCCAGCTTGCCCCTGATCTGCTCTTTCAGCTCGATAATGGCTATCGCGTCACTTTCGACACTCGACCCTGCACCGCCGCCACCGGGCATCCCGGACATATTCGGCCCACCGGGGGATGTGGCGCGGGCCTCAAGCTCTGCAAGGTGCTGTTTATCACGGTCAATCTCCAAATTCAGCCAATGGAGTTGAGATAATTCTTTCATCGTCATAGTCAGACGGCCTCCTTTGCCGTGATGATTTTTGCTTTTAGTGATTCCAGCAGGTGGTTTTGTTCGGTGACACGGCCCATGACCGTTGCGATGGCATCCTCATCCTGCCCGCCCTGCACGACCAGCGAATGGATGACGACGGGATGCGTCTGCCCTTGTCGGTGTAGCCGCTTGTTTGCCTGCAAGTAAACCTCCGCCGAGTATGTCAGCCCAAACCAGATGATGTGATGCCCGCCGTGTTGCAGGTTCAGACCGTAGCAGCAGGACACGGGATGAGCCAGCAGAATGTCCACCTCTCCCGCGTTCCATGACCGTTCATCGTCGGGGCCGTTGTATACGCGCACCCGCAGACCCAGCGGCTCAAGGGCGGCGAGGATGCGGGCGAGGTCGTGCTGAAACCAGTAGAATAGCAAGGCGTGTTGACCGTGCAGGCCCTCGATCAGCTCCACCAGCGCCGCCAGCTTGCAGTCATGAACAGGGATGACCTTGCCCTCCTCATCGTACACAGCGCCGTTGCAGAGCTGTAACAGCTTGCCCGCCAGCACTCCCGCCGTGCCTGCTGTGATGGTCGATTCGTCCACTTGCAACAGTGCATCCCGCTCCAATCGCTTATACGCGGCGGCGGCAGGGCCGTCCAGCTTGACGGGTATCTCATCATAGATGCGGTCAGGGAGGGTCAGATAGTCGTCACTGGACAGGCTGATGCAAATATCACTGATAGCGGCATAGATGGCCTCTGCTGCGCCCCGGCGGGCCTTGTAAGTAAATATCTGCGACCTGCTGCGCTTATCCGGCTCAAAGTACATATCACGGTAAACGGAGATCGTGCGACCCAGACGCTGCCCACCGTCCAGCAAGTAGACCTGCGCCCACAAATCCATCAAGCCGTGCGGCGAGGGGGTGCCGGTCAATTCCACAATGCGCTTGATTTTGGGCCGCATTGACCGTAGGGCCTTAAATCGCTTGGCCTGATGATTTTTGAACGATGACGATTCATCCAGCACGACCATATCAAACGGCCACGCCTTGCCATACTCTTTGACGAGCCACTGCACATTGTCCCGATTCGTCACATAGATGTCGGCATCCACTGCCATCGCGGCGCGGCGTTGTGTAGCTGTTCCCAGCACCTCGGAGCAGCGCAGATGCCGCAAATGCTGCCACCCTGAAATTTCGGTGCGCCATGTTGCCTCGGCAACTTTCTTCGGCGCAATGACGAGGCATCGCCGAATTTGCCACGCATAATACTTGAGGTAGTTAAACGCGGTCAGCGTCATCACGGTTTTACCCATGCCCATGTCCACGAAAAGCCCAGCGGCGGGGTGATCGATGATGTGCTGGATGCAAAACTGCTGATAGGGGTATGGGTGGAACTCTTTACAATCCATCTTGCCGCATGACCTCCTCGCAATGGCTGAGAATCGTCTGCACCTGTTCCGGGGTCGATACTGTGCTGAACACGGTAAAGCCCAGCCGCCTCATCTGATTCTGTACATACGTCTGCCGCATCCGCTCCCGCTTGCCCACCTGTTTAAGCTCAACGAACACGACACGACCTCCCGGCAACAGGATCATCCTATCGGGCACCCCAGATGTGCCGGGGCTTTCAAATTTCAGGCATTGCGCCCCGCCGCCCAATTTCTTCACACCGTCACGCAGCTTGCGCTCGATGACCTTTTCCAATTCCGGCATCCTAATAACCTCCCATCTTTTTCGCGGCATCGCCGCCGCGCTTGTCCACCTGACTGACACACGCGCACGCGCGTATAGACCCGTAAATACGGGGGTATATGCGCTCTCACGCGCGTTATTTTACTTATTTTTATTTTTATTTATTTTAAGTGTCAGAAGTGTCAGTTATAGATATATTGCAACGATTTATCGTTAAAATTTAGGCTGACACTTTAACTGACACTTGTATTTTGCGTGTCAGTTGTGTCAGTACGCTTGTTCACAATTTTTTCATATTTAACTGACACTTCTGACGGTTCTGACACTTGGCATATAAGGAAGTGTCAGCTTTTTGGCCCAAAGTGTCAGTTGATTTTTATACATATTACACCTGTCTGTTGAATCTCCGATAACCGCGCTGCTGCTTGTACGGCCCAAACTTCATGCCCCGGTTAGCCTCCCATCCGGGGGTGCTTGCCAGCACGGCGTTGATTTCGCGGGTGTCTGCCTGCTTGATGTCACGGGGGGCACCGTTGAAAAGTTCGCACCAAACCTCGGCGGCACAGATGCGGTCACGGGGCATCGTCGGGATGTCCTGCCCCTTGCAAGCCCCAGCCCAGTAATCGCGGCGCTTGTCCAGCGGCCACTCAAGCCAGTTCGTGGGAACATCGCGCTCCACAAAATCGCGGATAAGACCCTCGCGGACGGATGCCTCGCGGTGATCTTCCTGCCGTGCGCGGGCCGCGTCTGCCAGATCGCCGGTCAGGAACAGCGGCTCTCCCATCATCCAGCGCATCTTTGCCTCAGCCCAAATCTGATTGATTTCGTCATCGGTCAGATCCCATGCACGGTGAATCAGTTCGCCTTGTCCCACATCCACGGGCCAGAAACGGCGGTTGCCCGTGGTATCTTGCAGAAAATCACTGACGTTGCAGGTGCCGAAAAAGACACAGCAGCGGGGCAGTTCCTTTACATTACGGCCATAGGCGGCGCGGTAGCGGTCATATCGCAGGCTCAAAAACTGCTTGATGCGGGATACATCTGTTTTGCGGAAAGCGTCAAGCTCTGCCACTTCGACCAGCCAAACGCCCTGCAAAAGCTCGGATGCCTCTTTGCCCTCAAATGTGCGGATGCTGTCGTTGTACCAGCCTTTGCTCATTCTGTCCAGCAGCGTGGACTTGCCGAGGCCCTGCGGCCCGCACAGAATCAGCATATTATCGAACTTGCATCCCGGCTCCATCGCACGGGCCACAGCACCGACAAACGCCTTGCGGGTGACAGCGCGGGTATAGGGGGAATCGTCAGCACCGAGGTAGTCGATGAACAGGGTGTCCAGCCGGGGCACTCCATCCCACGCCAAACCCTTGATGAAATTCTGCACCTCGTTAAATGCGTGTGTAGCCGCATGGATGTCCAGCCCCGCGTCGATGGCGTTACGCTTGGTGATCTTGTATCCCTTTTCCATGTACCAGTACATTGCGCTGATGTCCGAATCAGCCCATGCCCGCCGCTTGAATTTGTCGGGGTCTTTGTCCCACGGCAGGGGGTACAGCACCTCGCCGCGCCCGCTGAACTCATTCAGCATGAACCGCCCGCACAAGCGGGGGTCATTGTTGAGAATCAGCAGAACATTGTCAATGGTCTGCTTGATTTTGCCGTTTTCATCGCGCTGGATATAGCCCAGCCATGCGTTGGGGTCGACCTGCTGGCCGTCATCGCCGATGACCTCGCCCTGCACAGGCTCGGCACCGTCACTGTCGCCGGGGGTCTGCTGATGCCCGTTGCCGGGGATGGGGGCGATTGCGCCGAAGTCAGCCTGCAACTGTGCAAACTGCTCTTTGTTGTAGATTGCCTGCACTGCGCTGTCCTGCATCGCCATTTCGCACATCGCCTTATAGGACGGGAGCTTGCTGACCGGGGTATTGCCGGGGGCACTGTCGTCCTTATCGCTGTACAGGTGCAGGCGCACGAGATCAAAGGCGTTCACAAGCTGCATAGAGCAGGGGTCGGTAGCGTGATGGCTGTACAGGAATTTGCCGTTATCGTAGATGATAGCGCCGCCCGCCGTGCTGCCGCCCGTATAGGTGTACCGCTCCTCGCTGCCCATAATGCACGGGGTATAGATGCCGGGCAGAAACTTGTCCATCGCCGTGCGGATGTCATAGGCGCGGCAGAACGCGCCCACGATGCCGGGCTTTGTCAGCGGGTCGCCCTGCTTGAGTGCCATCTTTTGGTAATTCGGGGCGGCGCCGGGAACCTGCGGCCACTCGACCACGTTGCGCCAGTCTGTGTAAGCTCCCAGCAAAAACGCCACAGATGCCAGCGGCGCATCCTTGCAACGGAACACATAATCCGAATCCACGCAGGCACTCGGCCAGTACATGAGGCGGCTTGCCTGAAATGTGGTAGGGTCGGCCTTATCAATGCCGATCAGCCACGCCAGCCGCCGCGCCAGAGGCTCGTACTCATCGGGGGTAGCAGTACGGTCAAGGGGGATTACAACGCGCAGGCGGGGCTTATTGGGGCAGTGCTTGCGTGTGGAGTAGATCGCATAGCTGCATCCGATGGCATCCACGCGGCTCACGATTTCATCGGTGCCCCAGCCGGGGATATTATCGAAGTCAAGCGTCACAAGGTCACGCCCGGTCACTGCATTGGCCTTGCGCCGTCCGCCGTTGAGGGAGCCGCCCACGAACCCGCCGACATCCTTTAATGCGTCCTGCTGAGGTTTCGGCAGGTGCATATATGCGTCGAGCGTTTCCGTCGAACGGACGGGATTCCGCAGGCGGTCATACAGCTCTGCCACGGTCATCAGCTGAGGTTTCCAGTTGAGATCGTTTCGGGATGCGCCGGTGGTGATGGTAATTTGTCTATCGAATTGCATGACCGTTTTCCTCGCTTTATCGTTATAATGGGGTTTCGCTGTTGGGCTGTTCACGGTTGAACAGCTCGGATGCAACGGATGTCAGGTATCCGGCAATTTCGGAAAGCTCAATGCCTTTGGTTTCCCACCGCATGAGCGTGTACACGGCCTGCCCCGGCTTTTCGGGGTCGGGGCTGCGGGCAATGCACACCAGATTTTTAGGATTCTGCTTTGCAATGGCCGTCAGCCATGCCGCGATACCCTTTGTGTACTCATTGCCGTTCGGGTCGAGGATGACTACGGGATAAACCTCGGCATCCTCTTTTTCGTTCGGTGTAGCCATATCTCAGATCTCCTCCTCATTTGTAGATGTCGCCGCTCTGCTTGTGCCGCAGGGTGATTCGACCCACGACCTCAAACCCCGCCAGCCCACAGATGTACTTGACCGTGTGGATAAGCGCGGCGATAGCATCGAACCGCGCCCGGTATTCACTGGTTGCCGCCGCCTCAATGCCCTGATAGGCGGTAGGGTCAGCATAGCCCTTGTCGTTGTAGTAGGGGTTGTTGCGGGAGTTGAACGCCCGCTCATCGACAGAAAAATCAATCACTATAATTCACCATCCTTGCACCGCAGTGGGGGGCAATATTTGTACTGTGATGCCGCCCATCTGGATTCCCATGCACAGCGAGAGCAAGCTTCCCAGCTTCCGTCTGCACCTTCATCCGGTGCTTCAATCCATTCTGCCGTAGGCCGCAGGGATTCCGGGTCGATAGTCGGTGTATCGTCTACCAATCCGCGCCCATACTCTGCGCCGCTCTTATATGCTTGGTACTCGCCGCCCTCATAAGCGCATCCGCTTAGGTCAGACAGGGGCGGTACTTTATCCGCGTCAATCAGCCGCATGGCCGCTCTCCTCTGCGCCTGCAGCGGCGCTCTGTGCGGTGGTTTCGGTTTCGCTCGGTACATTTGTTGTCGTGACTGTTTCGCCCTCAGACGGGGCATCTGCGGGGCTGTCAGCGGGTGCCCAGCCCGTGGCCTGAATCAGCGCGTCATACCGCATCATTTCGTTTACGACCTCGGCCACGGTAGGGGACGGGGCTGCCTTTTCCGGCTTAAAACCGAAATGCTCATTGAGAGCCTGCTTGCGCCAGTATTGGGCCATGTGGATGGCGTGGTTTCGATCATCGGCATGACGATATGCGGTGGTTTTCCAGATGCGGGTTTCCTGCTTGGCGAACTCAAGGCGCATTTTCAGGGATGCGATTTCAGATTCGGCGCTCTTTTTGGTGATGTAGTGCTGAATCGTAGCGCAGACAGTACCCAGCACCAGCAGACCGCCCCAAACAATATCAGTGTTCACAGCTCATCCTCCCAATCCTCGGAAATGCCCTCGTCAAAATCTTCATCTGCCGGTTCAATGAACAGGCAGTGATGCTCGTCAATCGGGATGGACGCGCCATCGGGGAAAGCCTCGACCTCTCCCGTGGATTGCTCGGAATAAATAGCCTCGCCGTCATCGGGGGACATCTTCTTTGCCTCCTCGGCGGATTCGGCATAAGTCATAAAAAAGCCGCTGAACGGTACTTTATACAGACATTTCATTTTTCGTCAACCTCCTCAAGTTGTTTCAGTGTAGCCGTTGCCAGCACATCCTGCAGGCGGGGATGCTTGCCGCATGACTTAGCCTCGGTGCAAAACTGATACTGCGGGTTGATTTCGCATTGCGGAACCATCATGTTTGCGATGTCGGGGGCAACGGTGGCAACGCAACGCCGCATCGCCATAAACATGGAGCGGATTTCAAACTGCGCCCTACGGCACATCCGCAAATAGCTGGCCTCAATCAACGCCCGCGCGTTCATGGAGATAAACAATTCAGTGGGGGCACCGTTGGGCAGAACCATCCGCGCGTCCTCTTTTTCCGTGCCAGCCTCAATCAAGCGGTCATAGGCATCCCATGCGTAGTCGTAGGCATCGGCAATGATGCCGTTCTGATCTTCATTAGTGGATGTAGGGAAAACCGGCTCGGAGCGGCTTTCATTGCAATAGCGTTGACTGCGCACGGAAAAGCTGGAATGCCGATGCCGGGTCAACTGGGCGAGGCAAGCACGGCTGATACCCTTGATGCGGAATGTGAAGTAGACATGCTCATATACACTCAGATGCCCGGTTTTGGCACAATTATGGGCGATTTTGAAACCCCAGAAATCCGGCTTGCTGTCGTAGCACATACTCGCAGCCTGCTCAACAATGCGCATGGGACTGGGCGTAATGCCCATCGGATTATTGACCGTGCCGCACTGACCGGGGAGCGGGCGGGAACAGGCAATCAGTTCAACATTCATGGCTCATGGCCTCATTTTCAACACAGGCGTTGCCGCCCATGCGGCGGTATGCTGCCGCTTTTGCGTTATCGGGTACTATGTTCAGCAGTTCGTCATCGCCGCCCAGCGAGAGGAACTTATCTTTGTACCAGTTGGCCTTTGACAAATCCTGCGTTGTGCCGTCTTTCAGCCCACAGCGATATAAGTATTTGTAACGACTCAGCAGACAAAAATGCTGCACATATTTCGACCCGAATTTCTCCTCCATCTCTACAATGCACTCTTTCTGACCGGGGCGGTTGTAGTGGTCGGGGTGATTCACCATCTCCGGCTCGTCGTCCTCCCGATCTCTCCCGAATAACGGCTGTGTAGCTGTTCTGAGCGTTGCCACGATGGCACCCAGCAGGAAGATGGCAGTGATAAACGCCAGAACCAGAGCAATGATAAAAAGACCTATGAGAACCTTTGCGATAGATGTCAGAATAACCATTTTTAACTCCTCCTATGATACAAACAGATCAGGCGGCATAGCCTTATCGTCAATGTAGTAATCAGCGCCGATTTTACGCGGGCTGGTGCCGTATGCCCGTTTCAACTCCTCGGTGTTGTCGTTCACTGCGTCAAATTCCAGCCCGTAACAGCGACAAAACTCCACGGCGCGGGTCAGCAGCTCACCCTCCCGGCACGTCCACAGAATGACCTTTGCACCGAGGCGGCGGCGGGATATGAGTTTGTCGATCAAGGGCAAATTGGGTGCGCCGATTTCAGGGTAGGCGTTTTCGCAGAGGGTGCCGTCAAAGTCAACGGCGTATGTGGTCGGATGGCTCATTTCAGTTTTTGCTCCTCCATGTATGCCGCCCATTGGCGGTCTTTTTCGGCTTTCATCGCCTTATCCATCGCGGTCATCATGCGGCGCACGACCTCAGCGGCGATTTGCGGCTTTTTAGAACCCTCGGCGATGTCGGGGCTGTCAGCCGTCCAGCGGGTGGTCACGACGACGCTGGGCACCGCCCCGGCGTAGTAGAAACAGGCATCCACAGCGTCACAGTAGAGGTAGGAACGGATGCGCGGGGTAGCGCGGGTACTGCCGAGCATCGTCATGCCTCGCTCGGCAAGGGTCTGAGGGGTAGAGGTAACGATGCGATCATTGATGTGGGCCTCATGCGCTGCCTCGCGCAGACAGCGCTCCCGAATTTCATCGGTAATTTTCAAGTGCATCATAGTGGCACCTCACTGCAACAGCGAATTAAAAAGGCGCTCGGCGGCTGTTCTGCTGGCGCACTCGCGCAGGGCATCGTGTTCATTCATCGCCAGAGCTCCCGCCTGCATCAGCAAATCCATAGCTTTTGCAAGGCGTATATTATAGTAGTTGACACGCATACCGTGGACAATGCGCTGATGGTAGGTGCGCCGACCATGCTCGATCAGGTCACGGATGGCCTTTGCCCCGGCAAACATGGCGACACCCGCCCGCCTGTATACGACCAGTTCACGGGCCATATCAGCCACGATATTGAGGTTTTTCAAATCCTCGGCGCTCTCATTACACCAGAGGACATCCTCAACAGCGCCGGTGTTTTCGTTGTAGATGATGGAGTATTTGCTGTCCCGAATGTCAATCCTCATGGCTGTCAACCTCCCACAGCTTTTCATCGTGTAGCCGTTCGTTCCATCGCCGATGCTTTGCTGCCATCGTCCTGCCGACCTCGGCGGGGTCATACAGGGCGGCGGGTAAAATGCTGATGCACAACTCCACATCCGCGATTTCCTCTTGCAGATTGGCAACACAATCCGCGCGGGATTTCGGCGTGGGGTTCTCGTTGCGTATCTTGCGGGCCATCTTGAGCGCGGCCTGCGCCAGTTCAGCCGATTCTTCGGCAAGTTGTTCCAGCAGTGCCGCCGTGCCGATCATCTCCAAAACGTCATCGGGCATCGTCTGTACCTCCCGCAATGTCAGCTAGATTGATAATCTCGCCGGGACGCAGATTATTAAAAGCCCCTGTCGGCAGCGGAATGGTGTGCTGTCCCTCGCCCTTAAAATAGCGGTGATTCGGATTAGGTTTCGCCTCAATAGGCCAGACGATAGTTTTTGCAAACGGCATCATGGCCTTTGCAAGTGCGATGTCCTGCGCCGTCCAGAAAGAGGGTAGCACCCAACTGATAGGGGCGTTCCCATCATTGATACGACAGGACTGCCCCTCCTCGCCAATGTCAAAAATGCAGTTGACGCACCCAATGCACTCGTCACAGTATCTGGACAGATAGTCCGCCGCGCGGCGGGCATCCGCAGAGTTTGTCGTCCGTTCCATGCTTTACTCCTCCTTTGCCATCAAATCCTTACCGCACAGCGGGCAGATTTTGCCGTCAACCTTGATGCCGCACACGGGGCAGCGCAGGCGCACATTGGTGTTGATTTCATGGCTGTCGGCCTCACTGGCCGCGCCCTCAAGGTTTTTCACGGCCTGTGCGTAGTAGCTATCTTTCAGTTCGATGCCCAGCCCACGACGACCCATGAGAACGGCCTGATAGGGCACAGAACCGATACCCGCGAACGGGTCAAGCACGATGTCGCCGGGGTTCGTCCACAGGTCGATGCAGCGCTCGATAACGTCCAGTTGCAGGGGGCAGATGTGCTTTTCGTCCTTTTCATCGCGGGCGCTCTTGCGCTGCAAGGTGTTGGATTGCCGCACATCCATCCAGACGGGCGAGGCGTATTTCTGCCACACATCCACCGGGAAAGATTCATGGTCGTGGGGGATAGGCTCAGGGTTTTCACCCGGCTTGCGGAATGTCACCACGTAATCCGGCAGGCCCTGACGTGACATCGCCGAATCCTTGCGGATCTGCTTGTGTAGCAAGCCGAGGGCTTTCGTGCGCTGCATCTCCGTGACCGGATTTTTCCAGATGCACACCTCCGAATGGAAGATGAACCCGTACTCGGTCATCTCGCGGATAATGTCGCCGCGAAAATCCTTGACACCGATAAAGCCGTCACGGGATTTCATGGCAGGCAGGTTCATACAGTGGATGGACACCAGCCGCCCCGGCATGATGACCCGGTACAACTCGGCCACGAGGTAGCCGAAATGCTGTGCAAACTCCGCGCCGTCGCTACTGTTGCCCATATCGCGGTCACTGTTGGAGTAGGTGTACAGGCTGGCGAAAGGCGGGGAAAAGATGGAATAGTGGATGCTGTTGTCGGGGATGCCGCGCAAGGTTTCCACGCAATCCCCCTGATACATCGCCCAGCGCTGTGCGCTGTCGATCAACTGATTAAGCACATTCATGGTTAAATTCCTCCCATGCAGGCAGGCGCATGGCCGTCTGCGGTTCATAGGGCGTTGTCAGGCGGCAGGTACTTTGCAACTGCTTTTTGACGATCTCGCGGGTCTGTTCGCCCATCGCAGCCCGCATCTTATCGCAATCGGCCTGCTTACGCTCGATATTGGCCTTGACCGCGCCCTCGCGGGCACTGATAACGATGTACACATCCACCGGCTCAGACTGCCCAAAACGCCAACAGCGGCGCACGGCCTGATAATATTGTTCATAACTGTCGGACAGGCCGACAAAAATCATCTTGTGGCAGTTCTGCCAGTTCATGCCGAATCCAGCGATAGAGGGCTTGGTGACAAGCGCCCGGTTAAAGCCCATCGAAAAGCCCAGCAGGCGGGAACTTTTGAGCGCGGCCCTGTCACTGCCCTTGACCTCTACCGCATCAGGGATGCCGTGGGCCAGCGCCTCACTTTCCGAATTGAGGTCACACCATACGAGCCACTGTTCGCCGGGGTCGCCGTTCACCAGATCAGCCGCCGCATGACACCGTTCTGCGAGTGTAGCCCGTCGGGCCTCGCGCCGCTGCGTCAGCGTCATGCTCTCGGTGATGGGTTCGTCCCCGTCCACGATGACCTCATGCACCCTCAGCGGCGGGAGGTCGTACCCCGGCAGGTCATAGCCGAGGTCTGCGGGGCTGTTCATCACGACGGCCCAACTACCCAGCCATTGCCAGAAAACGTCCTCGGCGTGGCCCTTGAGCCGCCATTTGGATGTCTGCCCGCCGTCATGGACAAAGAACATGGACAGCATCTCAGAGTAGGACATGATGCCCAAAAACTCCGCATGATTGCCCAGCTCCATAAAGTCGTTGGGGGCGGGGGTGGCGGTGCAGGCCAGCCGGAACGGCGTATCTGAGAAAAAGTCGATGATCTGATTCCGCACCTTGCCCGTAAAGGATTTCAGGATGCTGGATTCATCCAGTACCACTGCCGAGAAATGCGCCCCGGTGAACTTGTCCAGCTTTTCATAGTTGGTGATATTCACACCGGGCCGAATATCGTCGGCAGTCTCGCAGAGGGTGACGGGCACTCCGAATTTCAGGCCCTCGCCCACGGTCTGCGGTGAAACGGTCAGCGGCGCTACAATGAGGGCGTTTCCACCCGTATGCACACACACCCGATGCGCCCATTCAAGCTGCATCGCGGTCTTGCCAAGGCCGCAATCGGCAAAAATAGCGGCGCGTCCCTTTGCCAGCGCCCACCGCACGATGTCCTTTTGGAAGTCGTACAGCTTATCGTTGAGGTCATCCACGGTCAGGGCGATGCTGTCGGTATGTACCGCCCGCTCCGACTTGTGAACGACAAAATCAGAATAATTTTCCATCCTCTACCTCCGGGAACCATTTCTTTGTGACCGCGATGGGAAACTCCTCAATCTCCGAGGCCCAAACGCATAACTCTTTGCGCCCAACGTGTAGCTGTGCCCACACATACGGGAAACCGCCAATGCCATCAAACAAACTGCCAAGGGTGGCATTATCCGGCAGACGATCAGCGATACCACCGAGAACGTAGTACCACTGCGGCAAGGCAATGGAGTTGCCCAGCGCCTTATACCGGGGCGTGTCAGCGGCCTTGTGGGCCTTGCCCTTGCTATCTACCCAGTCACCGAGGTCCGTCCATCCATCGGGATAGCCTTGCAGGCGCTCACACTCGGTAGGGGTCAGCCGCCGCACAATCCAGCGGATGATTTTTTCAATCACCGATGGCCCTGTGTTAGCTCCGCCCTGCCCGGTGGCAGTCGTCAGAGTTACAGCCTTATCACCCGTTAGAGTACCGTTATATAGGTCTGCACCTACGGGCTGGGCGATTACTCTACCGAGAGAATCCGCCCTGCCGGGACCCTTATAATCGCGGGCCAGTAGCGCACCTGCTACGGTATCGCCCTGTAATGTGATGGCCGTATAGTCGGTGACGCGGCTGTTGTGGTCGCCGGTCATGGTAGGGGATGTCATGCCGTCGCCGTTGCCCCGTGCATCATAGATAAGCGGCTCGGCCACGGGGTTGATGTAGTTGAGGCTTTGCCCGCCGTTGCCTTTCGCCTGCAAGGTTGCGGACAGTTCCTCATTGACAGCCATATTACGGCAATCAAGAGCAAACGCAACGGCAGGACGATCAATCGTGTTCAGAGTGTAACAGACATTCTCTTTGACACCGGTGCCGTTTGCACCTGCTGTGTCTGCGCGGTCAATCGTGTTGCCCTGAATACAGAATGTCGGCTCGATAATAGCGATGCCGCCCTGATTCTTTACTGGGTCAGGCGGCGAGGTATCGAGTGTCTTTGCGATTTCAACTTCGCGGCATCCGCTGTGAGGGTTGCTGGATTTCATGGAATTGGACGCCAAACTGTCAAAACTGTATGCCTTTGGCGGCTCGGCCACAAAAAGCGTCTGATCTTGCAATGTGGAGAGAGTTGCGCTTTTTTCGGTCTGTACCAATGCGCCTTTGCCGCCGCCCTCGCACCCAGAGCGGATTTTCAAAGTGAACGCTCTATCTGCTGTTCCAGCGCCGTTTTCAACAACTCTGGCAGTTGCTTGCCCCGGCGTGACGCCCGGCGCAAAATGCCCTCGCAGGCTTTCCGGCTCAAATAGTATTTCTCCGGCACACCCACCTGTAAGATCGAGGACAAGCGAGATGCGCAGGCGACGTTGGGGAACGCCCCAGTGCTGGGCATCCATAGTTCGCCACGCCAGCGAGTAGTGGTCTGCCAGAATTGCCCCGGCGCGGGGCCATTTAATCCCCCCGTGCGTCCGTAGGTCTAGGAATAACAGCGTCGGGGTCGATGACCCGACAGAGGCTTTGCAGGACGGCATGGAAATCTTCTCCTTTATTTGAACTGAACGCGCCGGGAACATTCTCCCAGACAGCGTATTTGGGGTACGCGCCAAAAGTGGCGTATCTCATTTCACGGATGATGCGGACAGCCTCAGAGAACAGCCCGGAGCGTTCCCCGGCCATACCGGCCCGCTTTCCCGCGATGGATAGGTCTTGGCACGGTGAACCAAAAGTAATGACATCCACGGGCGGGATGGTGTACTCGCTCATTTTCGTAATGTCGCCAAGATGTACCATCGTCAAGCCTCCTCGGTTACGGCGGGTGTAGCCGCTTGCAGCCGTGCCCGCTCAGCCATCAGAATCTTGCCCAGCTTGTTCAGACCCTTGATGCCCTCACTGCGGCAGCGGGCGCATCCGCACACGCCCCAATAGTTGTCGTTCCATGTGTTACCCTCGATCAGTTCGGCATCGCCAGTGTCGATAAGAGCCTGTGCAAGGGCGGGATTCTGAGAAAATTTCGCATGGATGACATCGGCCATGATGCCGTCACGCTCTTTCTCCCACCCATCGCGCAGCTTGATTTTGCGCCCGATGGCTTTTGCTACATTGGGCGGGGCAGTGCAGAACGCCGCGCGATCAATCGGAACATTGCATTTTGCCGCCTGAAAAGCGGCCTCGGCGCTCCGATAGCTCAGCCCATCAATGGTGATAGGGCAGGCGCAGTAGTTGCTCAAAAAGTAGTATTCGCCGGTAAAGGCGGTGATTTGTACCTTGCTCATTTTCTTTTACGTTTCCTTTCTCGGCTGGTTGCCTTGACCTCAACGCCCGAATCATGGAGCATAGAGCGCATGAACAGGTCGCCTAAATCCTCGGTCTGGTATTCCATGTACTTATCCACGACAGCATCAAAATGATTGACGACACGCTGGACGGTTCGCGGGGAAAGACCGCATTGGAGCATGGATAGCGCCCAAACATATTGAGCGCGGGTGCTGATGTCGGCGCGTTCTTTCATAACGGCCTCATGGACGCGCCGCTCCATGACCTTTTTGCCGTTCTGGTCGAGATGAATAAGAGCGTTCATGCGATAATCAGTCCTTTTTGAAGAATTTATCGACCCACCCATCGGCATTGAGGGGTAGCGCCTGCGCCCACGGGATGGGTTTTGTCATAATTTTTGTGACGGTGTCCAGCATCGTGTCCTCATCGGCCCATGCGGGAGTGTCGATGACGACTTCATCATGGATGTGGAATACAACGTGTAGCCCCTGCGCCTCAAGATTCTCAATGGCGATTGCCAGACAGTCGCGGGCGATGGCCTGCACGATGTTCTCCACGAGCTTGCCGCCGTAGGTTTCGACCTTTTCCCATCGTTTGGTCGTCTGGTTCTGGCCCATATAGCTGACCGAGGGATTGCCCCAGCGGTTTACGCCGATTTCGGGGGACGGGTAGTACAGCTTGCGCCCGGATGGCAGCAGAATCGTCATATACCGAGTGCCGGTGATGACATCCAGTTCACAGGCCAGAGTGATTACGGCATCGGTAGTTTCGGAGCGGATGGTCTGTGCGCCGCCGTTGGTGATGACGGTGACGGCGGCAGAATCAACGATGTTCCACAAATCGCGTATCATCGAGTTTGTTTCGCGCCATCTGTCCACAATGCCCTTGACTTCATCATCGGAGAGATCGTCAAGGTTGTGCCCGGTGTCCATGCGGCGCATCGCACTGACGCCGCCCTGATAGCCGAGGGCCAGTTCTGCAACTTTGCCGCGCTGGCGCAGAGCGTATTCCGGGTTGCCCTTTTTGATTTTCTCAATGGGCACATGGAACATCTGCGATGCCGACGCTTCATAGATTTTGCCGTGGGTGCGGAAAACTTCAAGCCGCCATTTCTGCCCGGCCAGCCACGAGATGACGCGGGCTTCAATGGCCGAGAAGTCGGCATCGATCAGAACATTGCCGGGGGTCGCCACAAAGGCCGTGCGGATAAGTTGCGACAGCGTATCATTGATACTGCCGTACATCAGCCGCAGACCGTCGATATTGCGGTCTTTGACGAGCTGACGCGCCGGGGGCAGGGGGTGGGTATAGGTGCGGGGGAGATTCTGCACCTGCACCAGACGGCCCGCCCAGCGCCCGGTGCGGTTCGCCCCGTAGAATTGGAGCAGGCCACGGACGCGGCCATCGTCGGCGATGCAGGTTTCCAGCGCATCATATTTTTTGGTGCTGGTTTTGCCGAGTTCCTGCCGGATTTCGAGCATCCGCTGCACGTTGGCGGGCTGAGGCTGTTTCAGCATCGTGGCGACGGTTTCTTTAGTGACGCTGGTAATTTCCGTGTCGCCATCCGTGGCCTCGGTCAGCCATCGGGCAAGCTGCTTGATGGAGTTGGGATTGTCCAGCCCGGAGAGCTGGCGGGCCTCAGCCATCAACTGGCTTTTGACCGTAGCGCCGATGACGAGAGCGCCGCTCACCATTTCCATGTCAGCGGCCACGCCCCGCGCGTTCATCGTCAAGTCGGTTTCCCATTGCTTTTGCACAAACGCGGGCACGGGAAACGCCGACAGGCGGCGGTCAATTTCCATTTCGGTTACAACGTCCTGCCCGTTGTACTCTTTGAACAGTTTCCATTTGGCGGGGTCGTGCTTGGGTAGATTGCGGGTGCGGTTCCCGTTGGCATTGGAGGGCTTGCAGGGGACGCAGAAATAGCGGATAAGGGCCTTGCCCGTCGTCAACTTTTTCTTATCTTCAGGCAGGCCCATCGCTCTGCCCGCCGCGTCCAGCGATGCCGGGTAGCCGCAGTAGAGCGCGTGGAGCATCGTATCGCGCCACTGATCGGGGGGCAGCCATCCCAGATACTTGCTGAGGGCAAACCACTCGAAAGCCGCGTTGTAAGCGTGTTTGATGTACAGGGAATTTTTGAGGGCATTTTTCAGCCAAAGGGGAATAACCTGCCCGCTTGCCACGTCGATGACCTCAACGGGCATCCCGTCGAGACTGTACGCGAAAAGCAGGATTTCAAAGGACGGGTCGAGGATGTATCGGTATGACCCCGCCGCACCGATACTGACAGTGCTGTAAGTTTCAAGGTCGATACTCAGATGGTGTAGCTGTTCACTCATTGCCGTTCTCCTCATATCCGAGTTCAGCCAAAACCGAGCCAATCAGCACGGAGGTGTTGACCCCACGCCCCTCAAGGGTAATGACGATAGCCGTAAACAGGGGCGTACCCTGTACCCACTGAACAATCTCACGAGGAGTCATGGAAGTGGCATTGTGGATAGATGCGACGGCATCTTCGTCAACAAGATCATTCGCTCTCCAAACATTGCGGGTCTGGCGCTCAATATCGCAGACGAGCATCGTCTGCACGGTTTCGGGGCGGCGCAGGAGCATCCGTACAATGTTCATAAGGTGCGAGGTTTCCAGTTCCTTGATACTTACAGCCGTATCATTGTTTGTGCGCCAAATCTCGGCGCTGTCAAATCTGGTTTTCATTTGGGCATTTCCTTTCCTTATTTATAAGGGAATCCGCATAGGCCGCGCCCACAAGGGGCGCGGGGATAATTACGATTTACGGATACGGAAGCAGACGGGCGCGGACAGCCACGTGTGGGAGGCGTGGCTGGTGGTCGCATAGCCGTTGCTGTACACACCGCAGAAGAGGAAGGAGCTGCCGGAGCGCTGAGAAGATGTCCAATAGGCAGTTGAATCACCGCCGTGTTCGTCCATCTTCATGCGATGGCGGCGATCTTTGTACCAATCCATCTGCTTGTACAGCCCGTCGTCGCCGAGAACAGCATCCCCGCTGAACAGTTCAGACGCGGCGGGCAGAAATAAGCGCTCAAGGCGGCATACCTTTTTGCCGTCGATGGTGTGCTTGCGCTCAGTATCAACGATGGCCTCGCGCAGTTCATCGGGCATCAGATGATCGATGCGGTCAAGCCATTTTTCGACCTTGCCGTAGGTCATGTCGTCACCGAGGCAATCCACAGAATCAAAGCGGATGGCCTTATCGTCGATGTCAGTGACGGCGCACTCAATGTGACGGCCATCCAGCAGGTCAAAGGCCAGTGCATCGCCAATATGCGGGTTGGAAGTGATTTCTTTCAGGGCAGTACCGATGTCAATATCGGTGCAGACGGTTTTACGCAAAGTTGCAAAGCTCATTTGTAGATTCCTTTCCTTTATGTACGGGCTTGAATTTCCTCTTGATTTCTGCCCCGGAGCCGGAGTTGAACCGACATCGCGCGCTTGCTCTACCATTGAGCTATCCGAGTACATAAGAGGAGGGGCCGCAGCCCCTCCCGGTATAGAAAGAGGTGGATGGCTATTTAATTACCAGTACCCTGCCGAAAAGCGTGGTAGCTGGGTCAAACAGGGCATCAAGCACCCTGCAAGGGAGTGTTTCGATTACATCGGATTCCCGGTAAGCGGATTCACAGCGCCGCCAGTGGGATACATCTGTGTAGCGCCGTTCCATGGTGCCGGGTTCGCGGCGGGCGCGGAGTAGGGCGGCTGGTACACGGGCGCAGCCGGAGCGGCAGTCGGCGTAGGGGTTGCCTGCGGCCAGCCCTGCTGCATGGGAGCGGCGGGGGCTACGGCGTTGCCGACACCCGCGAAATCAGCGGCGGCAGATGCACCGCCAGACAGCGGCTCACCGTCACGGGTTTTCATTACGTTGCCCAGCCCACAGCCGACACCGCGCTTGCCTGCGGTGTTAAAGGGGTAGAAGCGGACAGTCACGCGGGCATACATGCCGCTGTAAATGTCCTGCGGGGCCAGTTCTACGTTGATGTTGTCCTGCCCGACGACCTGCGGCTTGTTTTTGGTGCTGGCGGTGATGACCCAGCAGCCGTGACATTCATCGCCAAACGGGATGCCGCTGGGGCGCACACCGTCGCCGTCGTGGATGATGGAATCCAGATTTGGCGGGATAATGCCGCCCCACAGCGTCCCCGCGCCGATCTGAGCCGCCGCCTGAATGGCACTGCGGAAGTCGGCGATAGTGGCGGTGTCGGTCTTAGGAATCAACAGCGTGGCGCTGTACTTGGCATCACCCACGCCGCCCTGCGGCTGACGGGGCTTGTCGAGACTGACATAGGACAGGCGAACTTCGCCGGTCAAGCATCTCTGTGCATCGTTGTTATACATGACACATTTCCTTTCTTATTCGGTTTCAGTTGTATTTTCTTCGTCGCTATCATCGAAATAGGCATCGGTGATTTCGGCAAATTCGGAGTAGCGGTGCATGGCATCGAGGATGTCGGTCTGAGCGCGGCAGATAGTAGCGCTGACATCGGCAAGCATTGCCGCACGGCGGGCAGTGTACGGGCGCATCCGTTTCGGAGAAACCATACGCGGGACAGAGTTCAAAATGTCCACGAGTTCGGCAGATACCAAAACGACGCGGGCCGGGGCCGCGATGCTTTCAGGAATGTCCGGGTCATTGGCGATACTGCGAATTTCATCAACGATGCTGATGTCACCGTCCGCATCCTCAGCATCACCGCAAGGTGTAGCTGCCTTGGCGTCCTCACATCCATCGCGGTTTTCGCAATTCTTGCAGTCATCCTCGTCTTTGGCGAGAGATTCCAGCAGTTCTTTGACTTCGCCATCGGGTGCGCCGCCGACAGCGATAATGTTCACGCCCTCAACCTCGCCGTTGCGGATAGCCTCGCGCAGTTTCGGGTCGTGCTCAGCGGCCAGTTTCAAGAGCATTTGGGCCAGAGGGCTGTTTTTCTCAACTTTCATTTCTGTACCTCCTCAGAATTGAAAACCCATTGTAATTTGGGGTGACATTTCAGCATCTCGATAAAGAAGTCCAGCCGGGTTTTGCGGTCATAGCTGAATTTCAAAGTATCGTAGGTGCGCTTTTTAAGAGCTTTTTTGCTTGCAAGTTGCTTTTTAGCATCCTGCAATCCGGTATTAGATAGCCGAGCGCCGACAGAATGCTTTTTGGTGCGGATGACGGTTTGCAGGTCTGATACCTCAGTAGAGATGTTCACATAGGCATCTGCCGCATCCTTGCGGTCACGCTCGTACTTATCGCGCTGCCGCTCCCAGTAGGCCAGCAGCTTTTTGGCCTTATCCTCGCACTTTTCGTCCTTGACGAATTGGGAGAGGATGGCAGGCATCTTATTTTTGGGGCAGTCAACCAATAGCGGCAGATATAGCTCCATCTCAAACCAGCCATCGTCCCGATGGTGATAGCTGATTGTGATATGGTCGTAATCGTCTAACATTGGTTAAACCCCTCCAAAATCAGCGGCAGCGCTGTTGTACGGTTCGCGCTTGTCAGATTCGTCAACTAACGTCGGCTTGCCCATCGGGCGGTCGATCTGGTCGGCCAGCAGTTCGGCAAACTTTTTCTTGCCGAGCCGCTTTTCCAGTTCGGACAGGGAAACAGGCTTGCGATCATACAGCATGGCCTCATCGTAGCCCGCCTTGATAAGCGTTTGGAACGCGGCATCGGTGTCATGGAACGCGCGGACGCTACGGCCTGCAACGACTTTCCAGCCGGGAATTTCGCCGCCGTCGAGAATTGTCTGCTGTGCATAGGCTTTCAGATCGTCATACCAGCTCACCAAAAACTGGCCGCGCGTCAGCAGTTGACCGATTTCTTCATCGGTCAGCGCTTTTTGCAGGCCCATCGCGCGGCGCGTGATGTTGTCTTTCGGTTCATCGGCGGGGACGCGACCCATAGGTACACACGCGGCGAAATCTTCCAGCGCCGTGTTGATGTTGGCACGGGCGCGGCATTTTGCCTTGCCCCGGCAGAACTTGCAGTGCTCGCCGGGAACAAATATGCCGGGGCCGTTGAACGCCTCCACAGCGAGGGGATGGATTTCGGCGCCCCACGCCAACAGGTCATCCACGGTCATCTCATCCTCAGACGGGTCGGCGCTGATTCGGGGCTGGATAATGGTCATGCGCACCTTTTTGATGGTGTCACCGTACAAGGGCCTGTACTTTGCAAGGGCACCGAGGGCGTAAAGCCGCATCTGCGGATTGCCCACGGCATCCACACGGACACCCTTGCCGTGTTTGTAGTCAAAAATGTTCAGCGTGTCATCGCCGATCATCACGCAATCACAAGTACCGAAACCCTCCGGCACAACATCGGAAAAGTCTACCTGCTGCTCCGTCATAATTGCCGGAGGATTGGTGTAGCCCAGCGCCTTTTCCATAATCCAGTCGCAGTAGACCTTGGCACAGGTCAACATTTCGGGCTGATAGAGCTTGTTCCGCTGCAGAGGGCGCAGCTCCTCAGCCATCGCGTCCACGTCGCCGCGAGTTTTGACGAACAGTTCACAAATGCTATGCGCCAGTGTACCCTCCTCGGCATAGACGCTCGTACTGACCGGGAATTGCGCCTCAAACGTGGGCGACGCGGTACAGACCAGATAGCGGTGCACATTGGACGCGCCGCACTTGGCATGAATCTCAGGGCTTGCCATTTGCTTTCTCCTTTTCTTGCTGTTGATAAAAAGCGTGAAGAACACTTTTCGCCGCGAGAATCCCATCCATATACCCCTCGGCGCGTTTTCCGCGGTGTGGGTTGTTCTGGGCCTTACGAGTTAGCAACGCCTGCATGGCGTCATATTCCCACGCCGTCATCTCAGCACCCTTAAAACTTTGCGCCGAGGGCGGCGAGATCAGCAGCCACATTGGGCAGAAACTCCTTAGGAATCTGCGTGACGGCCTGAACGCCGTATTTTGCGAGGATGCCCTGCAACTGCATAGCAAATGCGGGGTTGCTGTTCATCAGCGGCATAGCGGCGTTGATGATCTGCTCAAGGGTGACGCTACTCTGCTGAGGATGTGCCGGAGCGACGGGAGCGGGAGCAGGTGCAGCGGTAGGCTGAGGGATGAACTGCTGGGTCACAGGAGCGGCAGGCGGGGTCATCACGGGAGTAGCCGTTGCAACGGGCTGAGGCATCACAGGCGTGGCCATGGGGGCGGCAGGAGTAGGCTGCTGTGCAGGAGTGATGACGGGGGTCTGCACGGGCTGAGATGTCACGGCGGGCTGTTCAATGGATGCCGGGGCGGCGACAGGTTCAGACGGGGCAGGAGCAGAAGCCGCAGGTGCGTCCGGGGCAGTCTTGGCAGCGGCTTTCTTGCTGCGAGAGTTTTTTGCCGGGGCGGCGGGGGCATCAGTACCCTTGCTTTCGATGGCCTCGGCCAGATGGTTGATGGCGGCGCTCAGTTCAGGAGCGTCAACGGTCACTTTCAGTTCGATCATGGTTTGTTACCTCCAAAATTTATTTGACGTGGGCATCATTGCCCTTGTCGTAATTGAAAACGGGGAGAATCGTATCGTCGATGACAGCGGCGACAATCAGGAGCGCCCACGAGGCGATAAGCAGTGCGGGACGGTCAGGCAGACCGAAAATGATGCGGAGAAGCGGGTCGATCATGGCGTAGTACATAGCGACCTCGATCACGAAGAAAAGTGAGATGCGGCCCGCAAGGTTGATAATCTTATACATGAGCGGCCTCCCGTTTTGCTTTCCATGCGTTGTACCGGGCGAGGTTGTCAGGGTTCTCATAGAACGCCTTGCAAGCGGCGTAAAGCGTATCGCCCAGAACCCGCTTTTCTTTCTCCGGCATTTTGTCAAAGTCGATTGTGATGCTTTCCATGCTGTACGTTGTACCTCTCTGCTTAGGTGTGCTATCTGTGAGCAATTTCGTGTAGGCGCTCAATACCTTTGCGGTTGTATAAGAATCTACGTTTTTTACCAAACGGGCCATCGTATTCCAGCCATGCGCCATATTCATCGGTTTTCAGATTATTTAGATTTGCAAGTCTTCCGATACGCTGCGGTGCGATGCCGATGAGCTCGCTGACCTGACGGGCGTTCAGCAGCTCGTGGTTGCCCTGCGAAACTGACATTGCCGATGCCGTGTTTTCACCGGAAGACAAAATCATCGGGTTTGATGGCTTTGATGTAATGTCCACGCCGCCGTTCAGCACGGATGCGGCTTTCAGCATACAAGTCTCTTTGATCTCCGGGTCAGTGGCGATTTGGAACAGTGTCAGCCATTGATTTGCCAAGGAAACACGGGAATCACAGATTTTTGCCTCGGCCATCATTTCCGCAGCGCTTTGATTGAGAAACTTTGGCCGTGGGCTGATGGGGCCGCTCGACTGTACGGATTCGGGGGTTATGTAACCGCCAGTTTTACGGATGCTGGGTAATACTTCAGATGTAATCCAGCGCTTAAACTGCTTGGCAGACGGCAGCTTACTGGACAAGATAAGCGAGTAGAGACCAGATTCATTGATGATGGTTGTTTTGCTTTTGTAGTTAGAACCACCACCCTGAATTAGGGTTGTGGTTTTATCTTCTATATCAACATGAGCCGCAAGTGCGTTTTCCGGTTTTGCATACCCAAGCGCAACGGCAACATCTTTACCCGCAAACCACAGCTCGCCATCAATCTCAAGAGTACGGAGTTGTCCAAACTGGGGATTATTAAATATTTGAATTTTGTTTTCTTCCATGCTGTGCCTCCTTATCGAAAGTCGCGTTTATGCGATTTCTTTGGCAAAAAAAAATTTGCGTGCCTTCCTCAGCGGTTAAACCTAGAGCCGAGACGATATCGCTGGCTTCCTTAAGCGTGAAAGTGTCTCCATTCGCCTGCACACGTCGATAAAACGTGCTTTTATCCATGCCGATTTTATCGGCGAGAATTTCAATATTCATGCCGTGTTCAACAATGGCCCCTTTGAGCTTATTAACATTTACCACGATTTGCACCTCCTTCTTGTTCTGGCGTGTCGCTTATCTGCGATGTCTACATAGTAGCACTTGCAAACGCCCCTGTCAACATATTTTTCGCATATTTCAAAAAAAACTTCACAAAAAGAGATTGAGCAGTTGCAAAATTGCGAAATAAGTGGTATAATAATCGCAAATAAATGCATGGGGTGGTAAAAATATGACAGCAGGAGACAGAATAAAAATACGGCGAAAAGAACTCAATTTGACGGTAGATGATCTTGCAAAACGCATCAAAAAGAATCGGGCCACAGTGTATCGATACGAAAACGGCGACATAGAAAGTATGCCCGTGAGCGTTATCGAACCTCTTGCGGCAGCGCTTGAAACTACCCCCGCGTACATTGCCGGATGGACGGAGGATAAGAGTGTTAAGCGACAAGACACTAAAAAGGACAATGCTATCCCTAAAGGGTTCATCCCGTTGCCCAATACAAAGTCCATTCCCGTGATTGGTAACATTGCCTGCGGCACTCCGATTTTGGCACAAGAAAACATAGAACGATATATAGGTGTATCTTCGCTATGGAAAGCCGACTTTGCTTTAGTATGCAAGGGTGATTCGATGTCCCCGACAATTCAAGACGGCGATTTGGTCTGTATCCGCTCTCAGCCCAATGTTGAAAACGGGCAGATAGCAGCGGTACTGATTGACGATGAAGCAACACTCAAACATTTTTATCGGCATGATGACACTGTGATTTTACAGCCAGAAAATCCACGGTTTACACCGATGACCTACACGAAAGAAGAAATAAACGATTTGCGCATCGAAGGTGTGGCTGTAGGTATCTGCCGTGGTCTGCCAGAATACAACACGGAATGTTAAATATAGGCGGAGGAATGCAAGATATGTTCACGATTATGGGTATAATTTTAATAGTGGGATTGTGCATGTGGGTTGGCATTTTGGCAGTCGAGTTTGCCTTTTTCTTTTCAATCGGCCTTGCGGTATGTTGCTTTTTTGCCCGTTCCAAGGCCGCAAAAGAAAAGCCGACACAAAGGGTGTGTCCGATGTGCGGCAACAGTAACATAAAATTCAAGTATGTAACACAAGGTTCTTCATCCGATAGATACACAGCGGGGTTTTCTAATACGAATTTTGGCGCTCGAAACGCAAGGCGAACCGGCATTGGTTCTTCGTCAATAGAAAAGAAAATTCATCATAAAAACGTAGCATACTGTAGCGATTGCGGATTTAGCTTTGACTTTACAACGCAAAAAGATATCGATGACAAGTGTAAATCATTGTTAAATGGCGGAATAGGCTCTATTGTAGTTGCGGTCATTTTGGGGATTGCTATGTTTGTTATAAATGGATATCTGCATTGAAAACGAATAAAAGTGTTATGTGTTGATTAAAAGGTTAGGGGGTGACAGTTTGAGTTCAGTTGACAAAATCGCCGTCGTTTACGCGCGGTATTCGTCCCACGGTCAGACCGAGCAATCTATCGAGGGGCAGATTGCCGCAGCGCAGAAGTATGCGGAGCAGCATGGCTACACGATTATCCACATCTATGCTGATCGGGCGATGACCGGGCGCAACGATGACCGAGAAGAATTTCAAAGGATGCTGTCCGATACCGCAACGCATCAATTCGGGGTTATCCTATTGTGGAAAATTGACCGATTTGGTCGTAACCGCGAAGAAATCGCCTTTAACCGTTACCGCTGTAAAAAGAATGGGGTCAGGGTGGAGCGCGTTGCAGAGGATGTGCCAGACGGCCCAGAGGGCGTTATTCTGGATTCCGTGCTTGAGGGCATGGCAGAATACTACTCGCTTCAACTGGCGCAGAATGTGCGCCGGGGCCAGCGCGAGAGTGCCAAGAAATCCCAAACCGTGGGCGGCTGCAAGATTATCGGGTACAATGTCAATCCCGACACAAAACGATATGAGGTTGACCCCAAAACCGCCCCGTTTGTGACAGAGGTTTTCAAGCGGTACGCCAACGGCGAAACCATCTCGGAAATCGTTGCATGGCTCAACGCGCAGGGGGTCAGAACGACGCGCGGCGGCGAGTTCACCGTCAACAGCCTGCACCGCTTGCTGAAAAATGAGAAGTACACCGGCGTGTACATCTTCCACGACATCCGCAATGAGGGCGGTATGCCTGCACTGATCGACCACGCCACATTCGACAAAGTGCAGGAAATGCTCAAGGTAAACCGCCGCGCCCCGGCGCGGGTATGGTCTAAGACTGAGTATCTGCTGACCGATAAGCTGTTCTGCGGCCACTGTGGCGCGATGATGGTAGGGGAGAGCGGCCACGGGCGCAACGGCACAAAGCACAACTACTATACCTGCTGGAATCGAAAAAAGAAAAAGAGCTGTGACAAAAAGCCGGTGCGGCAAGATGTCATTGAGTCACTGGTGCTGAGGTCAATCGGCAAACTGCTAGAAAATCCGGCTACACTGGAAAACATCGCCGATCAGGTATGGGCTGCCTATGAGCGTAGCGATACATCCGGCGATACCATCAAGGCACTGGATAAGCAAATAGCCGATGTGAATAAGGCGCTCTCCAATGTGATGAAAGCCATCGAAATGGGCATCATCAATGAGATGACGAAAACCCGCATGGATGAACTGACAGACCAAAAACAAGCCCTCAGTGCAGCCCGCGCTGAGGCGGGACTGGCTGGGGGCTTTAAGCTCACACGGGATATGATTCTGTTTTTCCTACAAGAGATAGCCGCGCTGGATATGGCAGACCGTGATAGCCAAAAGCGGCTGATTAAGACATTTGTCAACGCCATCTATTTGTACGACGATCACTTTGACATTGCATTTAATTATACCGATAATGGTAAGGTGGTCGTGCGGATGCAAGAAATCAACGATGCTGCGTGTGGTGAAGTGTTCGGACGCTGTGCGCAAAGTCCTGCCAAAGACCGTCAGTGTTAG